TTATGTATTATCTTTGGCTGACGTTAAACCAATCTGATCAAAGAACTGCATTACGTCCTGATAGCGGTACATAACGCCACGACCGTTACCAAGTACATCAACCGGGTCGGGGAACGGAGTTCCGTTCCGTTCCCATTTTTTACGCCATAAATAAAATGTTCCCCTGCTAATTCCACCAAGCATCCGGCAGATGGCAGGGCGACTAAGAAGGATTGTCCCTGTTTTATCCATTATTTACCTCCCGTGTACTCAACGTGTCCGATACATCCATCAATAATAGCTTGCGCCATATTGCGATAATCGCACGTAAATTCACTGTCACGGCTAAAGTCAATCTCTTTTGCCGCGTCTTCACCCATTACCTTAGTGGCAAGTGCAAACGCGATTTCAGCGAGCGCCTTTTCTTTCGGATCAATATGAACTCGATACGAGTATTGTTTCCATGCAATCGGCGTCTCAATACCATTCTCTAACTTACTGTGAGCAATAGACCACTTATCGCCAATGTAGAAAAACTTAACCACATCAATCACTCTGTCACTTGCTAATCCGATGCAATCAAGCCACACGCCAATCGGAGGCTTTTCTCCTGCCGACCATTCCGTTTTTTCTTGTTGCGTTTCGCAATCATGGCGCTCATCTTCGATCAGTTCATCAATAATTTCGCTTTCTTTGTTCATACCGTCATCATCCTTTTCAGAGTAACGCACAAAGCGCCACGTATTAGCCATCAGCGTATAAGATTCACCGCCTACCTTAGATCCGGCGTAATACTCCGTCCCAAAATCGTAATAACTTGAAAACGTGGTTACTTCAAAAGGCTGAATATCACCACGGAAGCGGTGGAACATTGCGCCTATTGCAAAAGGGGTTTTCTTCGTCATATTACGCCACCGTTACATTGTCAACCTTAATGTAATATTCAGGGTTGTTTTCTATTTCAGATTTAAACTTAGAAAAACATTCCCGCCATTCATGGGCTTGATTATTGAAGTAGTACACCGTATGGCGTTCTATTTTGTACAAAATCCCCGTTGATTTAGCCATGTAATAACTAACCATCATTGCCCCCAGCGTTTTATAAATTCCTCGTTTAATTTCGTATCACCCGACCATTGAACATCATGTTCAGCACCGAACGAGTAGATCAATTCGATTAGTTCGCTGAATTCTGATTTACTCATTCGACTTGTAGACGTTCCCAATACAACGAAGCCTGATTTATCTAGGTTAGGGACTACGCCATATTTCTTAAGTCCGGCAGTGAATACCGCTTTCCAGTCTTCCGGCGACAGCTTTTTACCGTACCAATTAACCTGATCGCTAATGTCGGTTAACAGCGCCCAAAGCAACGCATTTTGACTTAGCGAGCGGGTTTTCTCCTGGATGGTAATTATCAGCGGGCTTTTGCTATCAGGCTGGATCTCTCTTATCTGCCTGATAGCATTTTCTTTCACGGCGTCGTTTACTATCTCAAATCTAATTTGCCTCATAATACACCGTTGCTATTTTTCCATTGTGCCCGTGCGTACATGATCGCCCGCAAAGAAATTAGGCGCGAGCTTGTCATAAAAGCGCTTTTTAAGTACCTCATATCAACAACAACAGGCTTATCAGGATCATCGCCGCGCATGTATTCAGCAATAGTGCTTAAATCCTCCACGGTCAATTCTAAATCCTTGTCCATAATTCCCCCTTACACAATCCGCATTGTGTTTCGCAATTCCCCACGCAGCGCCCGCAATGCATCGTGCATTGGCACAAAAACCCGGTTAAATTTTACGTGTTTATATTTCCGCATCAGTGGCGGTGTATACACCTTTGCGTCGTATACTTCCCACGGATAATAAACGCGCGTATCGTCGACAAACGTTTCAACTGAATAAAAGATTACCCGTCTCATAATTCTAACCCCGTTTCACCGTTAAGTTTTTCGATCTCAAATACTGGTTTATCCGGTAACAGGCCGTTATTTTTCCGGTATTCATTCAGGCGGCTGTCAAAATCAAACGCGAGATCATTAGCGTGACCAAAGCGCCCAGGTTTAAACAGTGAGTAAAAGTTAAGGCCGTGTTTATTGGTGTCTATGCAAAGCGTTTCATCAAGTACCATTAAACGCAGCGTGCGCGACAGGTAATTCCACGGGATACCAGTTTCCGCGCTAATGTCACGCATACGCTTCTTAACGCTGTAGTCACTAAATAACGCCGCCACACGATCACGACGTTGTGCATACAAATATTTAATTCGATACCCCAATAATCTGCGGCGCGGTCCGAAATATGTATATACACGCTCGACAATACCAGTATCAATCAAGTGTTTAATTGTCTCAGGCAAACATCCGGCTTCGTCATATTCCGCTGATAATCCGGTTTTCTGGCGTAGCTGGTGCATTGTTGCGATGCCGTCCAGTTCAAGGATATTGATAACTTTTGTTTCAAGTTCAATGCTCATTGTTTTTCGCCTCGTTTTAAGCGCGAAAACAGCCACCAGAAAGAGATCAACTTTCCGGTAAGCCGTTTGCTCAAGTTAATTAAAAGGATGCGTTATTCTGGTTATTTCGTGGGGAGAATCGGCTTGCTGCCGGACGTTGTTGCATTGACTGGATGCAGGCGGACGCCGCGCGAGCCTGGTCGCATGGAATGATGTTGCCGTTATCGTCAAACCGCTGGTAAACAGTCCCCGTTTTCCCGTGACGGTTTTTTGAAACAATGATCTCCATGTATTCGCGGGCAACTGATTGTTCGTTGTAGTAGCCGTCGCGGTAGACCATGATGATCCGGTCTGCGTCTTGTTCAAGATTACCGGAATCACGCAGATCAGAATTGTTCGGGCGCTTGTTCGGTCGTTCTTCAACGCGGCGGGATAATTGCGCCAGCGCCGCCACTGGCACGCGCAACTCTTTCGCCATCATTTTCAATGACCACGACAATTGCCCTACGGCGAGATCATGACGTTCGGCCTTAGCCAGCTTCATTAACCCGATGTAGTCAATCATCACCATTCCAAGATTAGGATGGTCCTGTTTCATCCGTTCGACGGTGGCGCGTATTTCCTCGACCGTTAACTGAGATGCGTCAACAATCCACACATCGAGATCGGCAAGGGCACTCATTCCTTGTGCGACGTGCGCCCAACCTTCGTCATCCAGTTTTACCGGATTACGTAGGCAATCCGTTGATAAGTTCCCAGCGCCAGCGATAGCACGTTCAGTCATCTGATCGAGCGACATCTCAAGCGTGAACAGCAAAACGCCGACCCGCTGACCTTCGCCGCCAGGGTATGGACGTTCAGCCGCCGCGCGGGCAATTGCCAACGCCAACGCCGATTTACCAGACCCCGGGCGTCCGGCGATAAGCACCAGATCAGTAGCGTTAATGCCGCCTAACATTTCGTCGAGTGGGTCAATCCCTGTTTTGATGTTGTCAGAGTTCACGCCACACTCCATGCGTTTACTTAGCACTTCCGTGTATTCCTGGACCGCATCGCGCAACAGCACCGGGATAATTTGATCTTTTGTTACCTTTAATTTTGAATACCGGGAATCAAAATCTTTCATCGTCTCTTTGACGACTTCAAGCGTCCCTGTTTCCAGTTTGTAGCGCATATCGTCGATGAGTTCCAACATCTGCCGACGCTGGTGCTCTTCACGTAGTAGCTGTGCGTATCCCTTCAGGTTGGCAGCAGAAGGGCACGATCGCGCCGTTTGCATTAGCGGCACAAAGTTTTCATTACCAATCTCATCACCAACCAGTAACGCGTCGATGAGATTTCTGTTTCTGGCTTGCGCACGGATAATTTCAAAAGCCCGCTTATATAGCGGAATAGTGAATACTTCAGGATCTAGAGTAGCGAGAACGTCTTGCGCGTTAGGAGTAAGCCCACCTAACAGCAGGCCACCGATAACCGCAGATTCTCTTTCTTGCCGCAATGAGTTTACTTGTTCGGTTATCATTATGGCATCGCCTCCGGTTTACAAAATGGAATATTCAGGGTAATAAACAAAGCGCCCGATTTCTCCATGATCCGGGCTGTAAATAATCACCGCTGCCAGCCGCCGCGACCGCCAACCACCATTCGTTGAATAAGCGTCTTTGCCAGCTAACGTGCCGTGATACTCAACAACGCCTAACGATGACTCAATCAGCCGTTGATGATGCCAGTGCCCGCAATGAGCGTAAACCGCCGCAGACTTGCCGAAATCCTCACGCCAGTCAGATACGCAAGCAGACAATAAATTTTCCGGCTTTTTGATAGTGTGCCCGTGGTGGTAAGCAAGGAATGTTTTGCCGTACTGTGTGTGGTGGACGATAGCAGGGGACACATCAACCGTCACGCGCGGTTCATCTTCGTAAAAAGCCGCCAGCGCCGCGCGTAGCCAAATCATGCCTGACTGATCGTGATTGCCTGATAACACCTGGATTTCAACATCCTTATGATTTAGTAACATCTTCCCGACCGCACGCCGGACCGACCGGATCGCCACGTAAACCAGTTTTGCGTAGCGTGAATCGCAATCCAGGACGTGATTGCTTGATGGCGTCACTGGTAACAGGCCGTCAGTATGAAGCACATCACCGCCGAGAAGTAAAACAGCCTTTTCAGACATTGGCGCAGCGCCTACCGCGTAGTCGAAGAAATCATTTAGCACACGTTCAGCGATCCCGGTGTCGTAGCTTTCGCCGCATTCAGCTTTATGAGCAAGCGCCCCGATATGTAGATCGAATACCGGATAAAGGGCCAGGCTTTTTTGGAAATCAATTTCCGGCACTGGCACGGCCTCCGCGCGTGGCATATCTTCCGTGAAAGCATCGCAAGCCGCTTGCATTAGCCTTTCCATTTCATCGCGATCACGGGCTGTTTTAATCCAGCGCATAATCACATTGCCATCCTTATCGACGAGCAAAGACTCACCATTGATGCCAAAACCAGGCGCGCGACGCGTGGATATTAAACCGCGCTTTGCCAATCGTGCGCCCAGCCGTTCGACGTTGCGTTTTGCCATGCCGTACTTTTCAGCGATCTGTTTATATGTCAGGCCGCTGTTATGTTCAGCGATTAGTTGTTCATCGCTGATCTTTCTTTGTGACATAACGTTACTTCCTCATGTTTACAGAATGTATATTTATTTTCCGTAAAACGCGCTACAACGCAAAATTCCACCGCGTAACCCATTTGTAAGGGTGCAGTGTCTTTTTTGCGCCAGAGGCGCTATCAGGTGGCTAATTTTCGATTTACAGACTGGTAGGTAGGTTATGGATTAACGAGAAGGTACAAACCGCCGAACAAAGCGACGTTAACAGCGATTACCGCAGCGATGGCAAAAGCCAGGGCGAAAACGTGTTTACCGTCCATTTTAAAATCCTCTCTGTAACGCTCTATAACGAGCTAATCGCAAAAGGTAAGCAAGTGTAGCCCCATATGCGATTTAGCTCGCTGGTGAGGTTGTTTTGTGGGTAATTTTGGATTTTTGCGGATCGTGGTTGGTCAAAGAACGCCAGCGCGTGTATCACGTAGCGTTTTTGGTTTAAGCAGGAAATCAAGTGTCGCAGTAAAGCCATTGCCGAAGTAAAAATCTGAAGCCGTGTTTTTGAACGTTTCGAAGTAGGCGACAAAGCCGTTAATGCTTTTGTCTTTCAGGTAGTCAGTGAACGCATAGATCTTGCGTTCAAGATCCCGATCCAGTTCGGCAGGTGGTAACAGGCCGTCAAACGTGCTGTTAAATGCTTCCACCACGTCGGCAGCGTTTACAGTAGCTGATAGCTTGCGCCATTGTTCAGCATCAGCCAAATACCCATCAAACTTAGTTACCCGGCAAATGTTGATAGGCTTAGGTGTTCCGCCACGGCTACGCCATTGCGTTAAAGCCCACTCAATCACTAATGTGATCTCATCCTCCGTATACGCTTTACGTGTTTTTGTTTCTGTCAGTAGTTCTACGAATGGCTTAGCGTCACGACATTTGCATCCTGCCTTGTCGTTGTAGAAGGCAAGGCAACGCAATGCCGCTTCGTTTACGCCATCCTGATTGACCATTTTTTGTTCATTTTCGACAATACACGAAGTGTATATATCTTTTTCTCTTTCTTTTTCTACTTCTAATTCTAATTCATGACCCTTTCCTGACCCGGTCATGACCCTATCATGACCTTTTTGTGTTGGATTGATTAACTTTTCTAATTTTAATTGCTCCTTCGCTGTGTTTATGGCGGCCCTGTAAGCGCTTTTAGAAGTCATTGATTGGTCCAGCCTTTTCAATAACTTTAAACAAGTTATGTGGCCTTGAGAACATTCAAACAAACCAATTTCGATGAAGTATTTCATCATTTCTTCTATACGTTTTTCAGTAGATCCGACGTTTCGCGCAATTATTCTTGCGTCATGTCGTAGGTCAAAAGTTAGATTGTGCTGATCTACGTCATAAGTTATTAGTTCTAGGCAATACCAATAAAGCCCGTACCCTTCCAGGCCATAATCTAATAAAACGTTTTGAAGTTTTTCATCGCGGTTCGCATCGCTATCATGCTTAAACCACTTCATAGATCATTCCTCCGGCAATGCAATGTCATAAATGTCGCCGTATTCGTCAGCGCGTTTAATGAATCCTTTGCGGATCAATGAATTTAATGCGTCAACAGCAGTATGCAGTGGCAGTTCGCACACTTTTGCGATCTCTTCGCGTGAAGCATGTGCGCGGCCTTTGTTGTCTGCCTTTTCTGCAAACGCAATTAAGACAAGTTTTTGGATCGGGCTGTTAAGTTTTACGTTCCATGCTTCATTCATCATGTGCATACTCATCTTGTTTTTCTCCTATGGTTAGAGTGAACGCGCGGGCGGGCATCCCATTAGCATTAGATAGCAGTGACTGACCGCTCAACAGATCCCGCCGTTGCGTGATATTTGTTTTTCGCTTCGCAGCGACACCGGATTTTTAAAGAGCTTAAGGTAAGTGCCTTTTTGTGCCTTCCGTTATCTTTTTCCTTGCGTCTTTGCAAGTATGGCCTTACCTTGTCTGCAAGTTTACAAAATGGAATTTTAAGATCAAGGCTTAAAATACACGTTTTGTGACTTGCATCAAACTTTTTGAGGTTATAGGGTAGCGACATGAAAACAAAATGGTATGACTTAGCAAAGCAGCTCATGCGGGCGCAGGGCATGAGTCAGGATTCACTCGCAGATCTCATGGGGATAACTAAAGGCGGCCTGTCACACTGGCTTAACGGTCGCCGCGAGCCAAATCTTGAAGATATTGCGCGGATTATGCGGGCGCTTGGGCGTCGTCAGTTCACTGTTACACATGATGGTATGGTCATTGATGATTCTGTTTCTAATACACTTCAGGCCGCACCGCCGCGTGATTTAGGTAGTTACCCGGTTATTGACTGGAAGGACACAGTAAACAATATGGATGACACAAGGCGATCAGCATTACCACACGTTACGACTAGCGTTATTTGTTCAGATGATAGTTACTGGCTGGTTGCCAAAGGTGAATCAATGAACGCGCCGCAGGGGTTAAGCATCCCGGCGGGGACGATGATACTTGTTGACCCGCACGCGCCAGCTATTGACGGCAAACTGGTTATAGCCCAGCTTGAGGAAGGGCAGATACCGACGTTTAAACAGTTGATTATTGATGGAGGTCAAAGGCTTTTACGTTCGCTGAATCCGCTGTATCCGCCAATCCCTATGAATCCAGAATCAAAAATTATAGGCGTGGTGGTTGATGCGAAGATCGTAACCCTGCCATAAACATTAGCCGCCGAATGGCGGCTTTTCTTTGCCTGGAAAACACCAAAACGTAAACAGAAAACGTTATTTATTATTTAAATATCAATGGTATATAAAATATTATAAAAAAGTATACAAAATGGATTGACTCGGTGTTTTACGGGGCGTATATTGCGAATCAAAGGAAGGGCGCAGGTAACAAAAGCAACTTCCTGGCACTTTAAAAATCAGGCTTAACACCTTGTCAACCGTGGAGTAACTCCCCGATGGGGGACCGAAAGCGGCACTGATAACAAGGCGCATGGGGTGTTTAAAGCGTTACATCCCCCACGAAACCGCACGCAAGGCGACGAGTCAGCTTGCTTGGAGTGAGCAAGGTCACGCCGGGAACGGCGATGATTGCGGGATTAGTTGAAAGATGTTAAGCCGCTCATTAACAATCTGGTCAGCCGCTGGAAGTGCGGCAATTAACGAAGATGATTTTTTATTAAGTATCATCAAGGATATACGGAGATCAGATTATGAGCGTTACAATTATATATGGTAAATGTGATAGCAAAATGAATGCCAGGGAACGCAGAAGGATAAAAAGAGAAAACGAAAGAAAATCATCACCTGCAATCAATAAAACAGACAATGTGGATAAAGCTATTCGATTTGCAAACGAGGAAAGATGCAAACCAAATAGCATTAAAGAACGTCGCAAAGGATCAGTAAAATGGTATACGGAAAATGAAAGCGGCAGCTACTACCACGCAACGCAACCACGCCATTTAGGGGAAAAACCCCTAGATAAAGTCCGCTATCATTAATACAAAATGTAAACATCCGGAGATGACATTATGGTTATTCAGGCGCTTCAATTCAAACTGGCAGTAGCGGAAATGCTTCACGATGCCGAAATGTGGAGCGCCGCGAATAAAGCCTTATACATAGTGTTAACAGCGAAGGAGGCTAGTTAATGTCTTATTCAAAACATGGAATGACGCACACAAAACTTTATGAAGTTTTTAAAGGAATGAAAACGAGATGCAGGAAAACCGATAAGAATCCACGAAATAAACACTATAAGGATAAGAATATAACTATATGTGATGAATGGTTGAATGATTCATCAAAGTTTATTGAGTGGGCTTTCAATAACGGTTATCAGGAAGGGTTAGAGATAGACAGAATTGATAACGACAAAGGTTATTCACCGGATAATTGCCGATGGGTTACACATGCTGAAAACATGCGCAATACATGTAGAACTACGATGTTAACAGTGAGCGGGGAAACTAACACAATACATTATTTTTCCGAAAAATACGGTATATGTGAACGCACCATATATACAAGATTACGTCGCGGCTGGAGTCATGAGGCCGCTGTACTTCTTCCTTTAAGAAAGGGGAAACGATGTGAAGAAAGATTTATACAAAAAATTGTGGCTAATTCAGCAACAATTAAAAGCGCCAAAATCTCAGCGCAATTCATACGGTGGATATAATTACAGATCGGCGGAGGATATTTTAGAGGCTGTTAAGCCTTTATTGGAAGGCATTACGTTAACGCTTAATGATGAAGTGGTGTTAATTGGTGATCGTTATTACATTAAAGCAACAGCGATATTGAGCGATGGTGAAGATGAAATAACGGCTACTGCTTTCGCCCGCGAGGAAAAAGAACAAAAAGGCATGTCGTCTGGTCAGTTAACTGGCGCGACTTCTTCTTATGCTCGCAAATATTGTTTAAACGGCTTGTTCTGTATCGACGACGCAAAAGATCTGGATAGCGACGCTTACGCGAAGCAGACAGGCCAGCAGCCGCGACAACAGAAAAACCCACCAAAACAACAACCGCAGCAGAAGAAAGCGCCGCCAAATCCTGATGAAGTATTAGCACGTTTCTGTGATGCAGCAGCGAAAGCGCAGGACGCTAACAAGCTGCGTGAAATATTTGGCAAATGCTGGAAATTACTACCGGAAGGATCGGAGCATCGAATCAAGGCAAAAGATGTTTATGACATCCGGGTAGCAGAGCTTAACGGGGAGATGGGTTAATGAGTTTAAATTCAATCACGCTGGGCGGGAATATCGGTAATGATATGGAGGTTCGCTACACACAAAACGGGAAAGCGATTGGTAGTTTTCCGTTAGCTGTAACGAATGGCTACGGCGATAATAAGCGGACAATGTGGGTCACTTGCCTGGTATTTGGTGAGCGTGCGGAAAAATTAGCGCCACATATCCGCAAGGGTGGAAAAATAGTGGTAAGCGGTCGCCTAGATGTTCGGCAATATGACCGGAACGACGGCACGAAGGGAACTGCGGTAGAAGTGGCGGTCAATGAGTTTGAGTTCATGGCTGTTAACCAGCAAGGCCAGCAGCAGAAAGCGCCGCCGCAGCAGCAGAATAATAACGGGAATAATGTTCCTCCTGACTTCGATGACGACATCCCGTTTTAAATCAATAGGTTAGCGATGGGTGATTATTTAAAACCGCCACCGCCACCGCGAACAAAAGAGCAAGTTCTAAGAGAAGCCCGTGATCAAATCGATCATGGGCTTTTTTTATGCGGAACGGCAGCGGAACGGATGGCAAAAAGATTTAGTGACCTGTACGCAAAACAAATATGGCTCGACAACTGGCAGGCAAGTTTTTATCCGCTGCAAAGAAAACCGGATATGCACTGGCCTGAATATGTCGATCCACGTATGCGCAAATATCGCGGGCGTATGGGCCAGGTTATTAACGATTAATGAGGTATTAAATCATGATCGAAGATAAAGAAGTTGACGGAGAAATTCCTGACGGCGCTGATGAGCTTATCACTTTCGGCGGCGGGCTGTACGAGTTCGAAACGTCTGCGGGGTGGCACGATAAATGGCCTTTCCCTACTCGCCAGGAATTAAGTGACCGCAAAGCATTCGGCGAAGATGCAGAACGGCTGGCTAATAACAAATGGCTTGATAAGTTCATTGCGGAGGGTGGCAAATGAATCTTGCAAAAATTGCCGCATTGCTTGCGGCTTTATCTATCGCCGTGCTGTATCTCAGCGTGTCGCTTTATATCACGGTAGCGATCATTAAACTCATTACTAACATGTGAGGCCAATCATGAAAGTCGGTAAGGACATTGTGACGGTCGCGTTTTGCATTATTTTCTTCCTTTTTGTTGTTGTGTTTTGTGGCGCATTTGCTGCGCTTGTTAGCTTTATTTTCAGAGGGTTGATGTAATGAAAACGTGGGATGCAAAGGCTGGTGATCTTGTCGTATTGCCTGAATATCGTGATGACCCTGGCTTGGTTGTGCTGAATAAGGGGAGCTACGATCAGCGCCCGTTACTGGTTAAATATCTTGACGGAACAATAATAGAGCCGCGTTTCTTTGACAATATTGAACTGAAGGCCCGAAATGTTCGCGTTAAGCCGTTCCGGGCTTATGCTGAAAACCACTGGCGGAAATTGTTCGCCGGGCTGAATGGGATGTTCGGCGTATGGCTATAAAAGAAGTAAAGGTTAAACACCTGAAAGGTGGGGAGCGCTTAAAGGCGTGGTGGGGCCGTGAATTTACAGCTACTGCTTTCAGATTCAGGCAAGGCGGAGAGGTCATTATATACGACGAAAACATGGATGAAGTTGGTAAATGGCATCTTGAGCAATACGTCGAGGTGTTAAATGAAAATTAAATTCCATAAAGCATATGATAGCGAAACAAACAAGCTATCACTATTTATCGAATTCGAACGCCGGATCGTGGTTGTGCCCTGGGCGCGGCGCTTCAATGACGCTGGCGGACGCAGACAATTCGCGGTTGATATGCTGTTACGCGGCTGCGGCCTTATGCGTCCGCTATCTGATTTAAAACGAATGATGCCGGGATCGTTCGGTCAGATTGATGAAATAGAAATAAGCCCGGAAGAACTGAAACGGGAGCGTGATTTATTCCTTTCAAGCGAAGGAAACCCGTTTAATTCAGAAACTGAAATGAAATGGCATCACCCACTATAAAAGGATAAATATCATGAAAGACATCAAAACGGCTTATTCACTCGGCAGCGAAGGCATGTTAATCACTCGCTACACTGAAGACGCAAGTTTTCATGAAGTTGAAATTAAAGATTATCACGAAGTATTGAAAGATATGGAAGCTGGCAAGTATGACGCTGATTTGAATCTGGCGTTACAGATTGTTGATATTGTGATGGATGCGTCGATCCGCGATTATATGTCTTTAAATGCTGAAGAAAAAACTGCCGTAGCTCGTTATGTCTTCTGCCTTACTTTCGTAAAACGAATGGAAGAGGAATATGGACGCGTACCAGTGCCGGAAGAGGTTGATCCGCTCGCGTTCGGAAGTGCTGTTATTTTCCCGTTGAACAAGGATCAGCTTGGTAGTGTTTCACTGCATTCTATGCGCGGCCTGATGAAAAACATCTTTGAAGTTAAGATGTTGCAGAAATGCATTGAGGAAGGCCACAAAGAAGAAGAAGTAAAAGCGTTTATGCCGCTGTTTTACGGTGAAATGGTTGGCAATGATATGCGCGCAAATGATTTCGGTGTGCAGGCGGCTATCGCTGTGCTTAATGATGCACGGAAAAACGCACAGCCGATGCCTGAACAGGAAAAACGTGTACTGCATTAACCGAGTGATTCCGATTACATAAATATACATTATGTATTGTGATCGCATATCCGTTTTGTAAGCCAAAATCAAAAGGTTTACGGTGCGGAGGAAGCAAAATGGAACGCGAATTGATGCTTTATTGCGTAGAAGGTGGCGTAGGTCACGATGCCTACGTCGCTGGGAAAGGCTATCCAGCCGATGAAGTGCTTTCTAATATGCACTTCAGAGAAAATGAAAGCCAGGTGTCTGTGTGGAAACGGTGCATTGATGGTATTGAGGTTGTAAGTATAGAACGGTATTTAGGCACGTTTGATTACGGTGTTATTGAGGCTTAATTATGGACGATACATTGTTTTATATGTGCTGTTGCTGGGGTTTTATTGCCTTATGCCTGTTTATCAGGTGGTTTATTGAATACCATATGAGGTGATCTATGAAAAAGGTTGGCGAATACATGATACCGGATAACGCTAAATTAGCCGGAATCGGTCAATTTGGTTGTTATTACTATAACTGCGTTGGTGATATTTATCAGGTCAGTATTGTTGGTGGTGTACAGCATTTTCGTCTTATGCACTTTGAATTGAGCGCACTTAAAAAGGCGGTGTTAATGTATGAAGTTTAAACACTATAGGGAATGGAAGATTCCAGAATCAGCAACAAAGGCAGCGCCCGGAAATGTTTCCGGCGTTTATTTTTATATGGAAGGTAAATGGTATTTCGGCAGCAGGCCGGATCACTATTATCAGGAAATGTGTGATTCTCATGTACTTGATATAAAATTTCGCGTGCAAGGCGGTGTGATTGAGGACGTTTAGAATGATGCGTGCACTTATTGACTTCATTATGGGCTGGCTATTTTGTTCTTTTTTTGTATTCTCATGCATAGCTACGGTTCTTATTGGAATTTTATGCGGTGTGTCTTTTGTTACATGGGAACTACCAGAAATGCCATCACCTGATGATGCGCTTTATATGTTAAGGATCATTATTGCTGTTAGTGTATTTGTTGGGTTCTTTTTCGCTGATTCTACTGATTATTTATGAAATGGCTTTATTTAACCTGTCAGAGCCGCAATTTAACGCCGTAAAAGCTGCCGCCCGCGCAGCGCTTTCTGCCTGCAAAGCGGAGGTGGAGAAAAACGGCTACAGCGATAAAGCTACGCGGCTGATATTAGAGAAGCATTATCGCAAGGTCGCCCCACTAATCAGTATTGAGCGCTTTGTGTGGTTGGTGGGGTATTTAAACAACCGTTGGGGAACGGAACAGGATTATTTCTAAGGGGGCGTAATGAAAAATGATTACGGCGGCAGCTATACGCCGAAAGAAATAAAAGACTTATGGCAAACGCCAAAACCTGTTTTTAGAGGAATGGATCGTGAATTCGAATTCGTCGCGGATGTGGCGGCAAACAAGGCAAACGCATTAATCCCGCGATATATAACCGAAGAAATGGACACGCTCCATTATCCGTGGGGAGCGGTGGCAATGCCTGGTGAGTATGTCTGGCTTAATCCACCATATTCTAATCCGGGGCCATTCGTTGATAAAGCGGCGCTTGAACACAGCCGAAACCATATCGGATGCGTAATGTTATTGCCCGCTGATATTTCTGTTAACTGGTTTATGAACGGCGTGGAGACGGCAAACGAATGCCGATTAATTACGCGCGGGCGGCTGGCGTTTATCAATGCTGCGACGGGTAAACCAGCAAGCGGAAACAATAAAGGGAGTTTGTTCTTGATCTGGCATCCACGATGCAGACATGAATGTATTTTCACGCAGATAACACGTAAAGAGCTATATGCAAGAGGTGCAGAAAATGAGTAAAGCGGCTGAATTGCTAAGACTTGCGGCTGAAACTATTGAGGCAAGAGGGGAACAAAACGGATACGATCGAAAAGAAGAAAAATCAGCGCCAAAAATAGCCACTATTTACAACGCTAAGAAGGGGACAAATCTAACCCCGCTTGATGTATGGGATCTACTAATTTGTCTCAAGGAGGGGCGATTAGAGGCCATTTTAAGCAATGGTAGCGACCCGCTCGACACTCTTATAGACCTTATTGCTTATAACGCGCTAAAAGCGGAGCAAATATTAACGGAGCGGGAGGAAGAACAAAGAAAGAAACAGGCTGTTTTTGATATGCCGTTAAATTGCGGCTGTAAGAATGTCACTATATCCGGCGGCACGATCGCCGCCAGCGGGATAACGCTAAATGGTAGCCTTTCAAATAGGATTGATGTGAAGTTCGATAACGAATCACTACTACGCGCGGCGGGGTATCATAAAAATGGAAAGGGTGACAATTGACAGGTTATTGGCCTGCGTTTATGTCGCCGTTTTCGTGATCATCAACCTTATTGTTAACCATTGCGGCCCGTGGGTGATTCCGATCACTACGGTAGCCGCTGTGTGTGTCAATATGATGATCCGCGACTTCCTGTTATATGACGGCGGCCTGAAATGGTCGGCTACAACATGCGCCGCCGCTGGCGCAATCACTGTGCTGATAAATTACGACGCCGGAATGGTGGCGATCGCGTCATTCGTTGCTGTTGTTTCCGGTGCGCTTATTTCTGGCGGCGTTTACCGGGTTTTGCCTGGTGATTTTGATTCGAAACGCTGGCCTGCCAATATAGCGTCAGCCATTGGCGATGCGTTGATTTTTCCTACGCTATCGTTCATGGCGTTTATGCCGGAAATATCAGCGATGCAATTCATCTCAAAAATGGCAGCGGTAACGGTGATCACTATCATCATGCGCCGCTATTTCACGTTTGAGGGCAGAAAATGAGCAGGGCTAAACATTGGTTAAATAATTGGCTTAGAAGTTGGGTGGTATGGTCGCTGTACGACGGCAGCGGGTACGCCGTTAAAGACTGGGCGGAAGCAGGATATAAGTGCTATTGCTTCAACTATGACGGCGCAAATCACGGCGATTATGAAGGCGTTAAAATCATTCATCCAAATATTGAATACGTTAACGTATGGATTGACAGCCATTTCCTGGTGATGTTCTCCCCTGAATTGTCTGTTTATCCAGAGCCTGACATTATCTTGGGCTTTCCGCCGTGCGATGATCTCGCTGTGTCTGGCGCTCGCTGGTTCGCTGATAAACGGAGAAAAGATCCTGACTTCCAGGTGAAGGCTGCGCATAATGCAAAACTGGTAGAAAAACTGGCGAATATGCATAACGTGCCGTGGATGGTGGAAAATCCGGTGGGCGCACTGTCAACGTTATGGCGTAAACCGGATTTTATCTTCAATCCTTGCGCTTACGGTGGCTACCTGCCGGAAGATGACAAACATCCTGCTTTCCCGGATGTTTACCCGGCGCGCGACGCGTATACAAAGAAAACTTGTATTTGGTGCGGTAACGGATTTAAGCAGCCGCTTTTCAGACCTGTAGATCTTAACTCTGGTGATAACCCGGGGTGGGCGAAAACAGGAGGCAGGACGAAACGAACAAAGATGATCCGCTCACTAACGCCGCGCGGCTTTGCCCGTGCTGTATTCCTGGCTAACCATGACCGCGTTTTACCGGACTGAAGTTTACAAAATGGCGTCATTGCGTGATATGGATCACATAATGGCGCTTTTCGCCTTGTTCTGGTGTATCCATTTTGTATACTTCAAGCAAACAAAATGCTCTTTAAAAATCCGGCAGCGCTGAAATGCGTAGAAATCACCTGAAAAGGAGAGAGCATTATGTCTTTTGATAATTACCAATGGCATGACGACTATGAACGAGAAAGCGTTATGCGTGCAATGTGCAATGTATGCAGCACGAAGAAAGGAGGCTGTAACGAGTGCAACGAATGCTTAGAACATTGGCTAAGGGCTGGACACGCCGAAAGGCTGAACGAAACAGAGAATCAAAAATAATCGGGGTGGTTTTTATGCAAAACCCTAAAAAACCCATAAGACGCCGTTGCAAATGCTGCGGCGTTTTTTTTGAGCCTAAATATCACAATCAAACGTGGTGCAGCGATGAATGTCTGGAAGAACTGAAGTTTGACCAGCTATGCCGCGACCGTGAGAAGGCTATGAAGGCTATGGAGCGGAAGAAACGCCGTGATAGCCAGAGGGAAGAACGCAACCGGAAGCGTAAACAGTTAAATCCGCGTAGTTATTGGATCAAGCAAGTTCAAAACGTATTTAACGCATATATTCGCGAACGTGATGCGCGGTTGCCGTGTATATCCTGCGGGACTTACTACGGTGAGCAATGCGGGTGGGATGCGGGCCATTACAGGACGGTTGCCGCCGCAGGACACCTTCGCTTTAACGAGGATAATTGCCATAAACAATGCAGGCACTGCAACCAGACATTAGACGGAAACATAGGAGGGTATCGCCCGGCACTGATTCGAAAAATTGGCCTCGCCAGGGTGGTAGCGCTGGAAAACAACAATGATACGCATAAATGGACGATCGCAGAATGTAAGGAGCTAATAAACATCTATCAGGCTAAATTGGACGCTTTAAGGAGAAAGGCGGCATGAATGAATATTCTTTTAGTCTGCCTTACCCGCCGTCGAATAACCGCTATTACCGACATTCACGCGGTTTTCACTATATCAGCAAGGTTGGAAAAGAATACAGGGAACAGGTAAGAGACATCATCGAGCTATTAAATTTAAATATTAACCTACCTTGCCGACTGGCAATTGCAATTTACGCCGCGCCGCCGGATAACCGGATCAGAGATCTGGACAATATCCCTAAATGCCTTTTTGACAGCCTTACTTATGCCGGATTCTGGAAGGATGACGGGCAAATCGACTCAATAAAAATTGTTCGCTGCCGGAAGGTAAAAGGCGGACGCTTGTTTATTAAGATCCGCGAACGCGGCGACCTACTACCGGATATTGACGAATACGCGACTAATATGTGGGGTGAGCAATGAAAAACGAAGTTAAAGATCTGCAAATAGATATTCAGCGCGACGAGCGTGATTTAGAGACGGTCCGACAAATCCAGGCTTTCCACATGCGCGAATTACTTGCGCTGAAAGAGTTCGAAAGAAAGCTGGTGCAATCCATTTCTGATCGTAAACGGCTGGCGGCACGTTATGAGGGCAAATAATGAATTTAGAATCCATTCTAAAATTCCACTTTCCTAAATCACCGCGATTATCTGACGAAAGCCGGGGCACGTCCCCGGACGCTCTTAATACGACGGATGCGCTAACAGCTGCGGGTATGGCGCAATCGCGCGTAGAGCTTGGCTATAGCGCTTTTTTGGGAAAGATGGAGCTATCACAAGCCGAAAAACATAAGGCCGTAGTTTTGCTTACAGAGCGTTTAAGGGCTATGGCAAAAGATTATGAATACGTTATGGAACTGGACGAGGCCAAACGCAATGATCTCATTATTCTTGTTGCCGTTTTCGCGTTTCGGGATTATTGCCAGAGTGCGGCGACCGAAAAAGTTTGCCCTAAGTGCGGCGGTAACGGGCTTTCACCACATCCATATTGTGAGTACGCATCGACAGTTTGCTCGCGGTGCGGCGGCAAAGGCTACGTTAAAAACCATTGCCAGCGGTGCAAGGGTCGTGGCGAAGTACCGGATAAAGCAGCCAGCGAGGCGGCGGAAATGCCAGTGTTCAAAACATGCCAGCACTGCGGCGGGCGCGGGTACTCGCGTTTCCCTGTAGATCTTGTCCGGCAGGCGGTTAATCAGCTTGTTTTCCCGGTAAGCCGATCAACATGGTGGAAGAAATACCGGGCTTTCTATGAAGACGCCATTGCTGAATTGTTCAAAGAAGAGGCGCGGGCTGACAACGAAATTAAACGAGTGACGCGGGGTGAATAATGGATAAGCTGGAAATAAACGATCAGTTTGCCGTTATCTTATTTGAAGATAAAACAGGCGGCGCATGGTGTAAGAAAGTCACTGGCGCGGAAGCGCGTTTAATATTGGGTATGGCAAGCGCGTTAAACGAAGGTGAATTGCCAGCCGTGCCAATTGAGCCAGTTCATATTTACGGACGGAGTAACGACAATGAAGCCTAAATTAAAGGAACATATATTTGCAAAGCTGGTTAATGACCTGACATTATCTGCGCGGTTGTGTCGTGATACGCAACAATTAAGGGCGTGGATAGCAAGGGATTTAAGAAAATATATTGAACCAGGCAGGCCAGGCGGAGAAATCACGATGGACGAAGCCATCAAGCGCCGTTCGGCTGAATGGTCAGTAAGTAATACAGGATTAACCGGATACATCGAAGGCTATAACGACTGTTTACAGGATCATGGCGATGGCAAGTAAAGATCTGCATTTAAACCTGAAAGGAGAATACTTTTACGCCATCCGGGCGGGAAAGAAGGTGGAAGAATACAGGCTTTACAATGACTATTGGCGTAAACGCCTGGAAGGGCGGGAATATGAACGCCTGATCATTAAGCTGGGGTATCCAGCCAGCCACGAAGCGCACCGGATTATAAACCTGCCTTATTTCGGGTACGAAGTAAAAACTATCACGCATCCATTATTCGGCCCTGATCCTGTTAAGGTATTCGCAATTAAGTGTGATGTGAATTGGATGTTAAGGTGGGGTGAGCAATGAAAAAAGCTGGCCTGTCAATTAGCCGTGTATTGTGCGGCGACGAAAACGAGATCCGCATAGAAATTAAATTTAGCATGGGTAAAGAGATAATTCTTTACACGACACCTGAAAACATGACGCTGGCGCTTACTGGTAAATCTGAAACGCCGTGCGACGTCCGGTTACGCAATATTGAAATTAAGGAATTAAGGAAGGGTGAAAAATGAAAAGTAACCGTAAACGCCTGGTAAGGGCGTATGATAAAGCATTAAAGGCTTTTGACGACCTGCGACACAATAAGCGCCAGCGCCGCAAATGGGCGCGTATGCTTGTTTATGAGTGGCATTATTCTGATGCTTTTATGGAAAGTGCGCCGCTATTAACACAAGAACAAGCCGACGAAGTAGCTAACGATAACGTTTATTATATGATGTGGTGATAATATGCAAATAATCATTGATTACCTTTGCCACGCTGCAAATACGCTTTTCGGTTTTTATCAGCAACCATTCCTGAAAGAATGGGACGAAATGCTTAATGACATCCTCGACAAAGGATTAATAATGGAATTCGGGGAGCTAACAATCAAATTTAATTACGAAGGCAAAGAATATGACATATGGGTAGGCAACAGATGGTATTCATACGGGCATATTTATTCAATTGGCGGTAAATACATTAAACGAAGTCAGGAATTTAGACCGCGCTTCCGCACAATGCGACGACTGCATGACCTGCATATGAAGATATTTGGAGATCAGGAAGCACGGGAATTATTCAAAATTTACGGGGATAAATCATGGAGCTAAAAATCTGGCAGGCTATCGACGTAGTTGATAATGAATTAACAATGTTTGCCACTGACGGAAAACGCGTGGTGATCGCCACATGGACGCACAACCATGATGATATTGTTTTTCGTCGCAAAGCTGCGGAATGGCTTTTCTCTGATGAAGGCTACACGATGAACATTGCACAGCTTGCAAGAATGAAGGATGAAAAGCTGGTAGACAGCTACACAACTGCATAACGGGGTAAATATGCGTATTTATGAACACAAGCGGGATAAAACCCGCTTTTTTGTTCGTGCTGGCGTGGCGTACCAGTATCACGACTGCGGATATATTGAGGCGCTTGCTTACGACATGGATTTCGAACAAGAAAAAGAATGGTTTGACTTTAAGATTTACCGTAAGCGCAAGCCAACGCGTGACGAACGACACGCTATCCGGGACTTTTTAATCAGCATAGACCGCTGGGAGGCAGACGAATGAAAGTTAAATTCTTGCACGATCACGGATACCCGTCATTGAAACAGGTTGTTGGTAAGGTCGTTAATGTCGTTCATAGCGATGATATTACTTGCATGATTAATGGTGCTGATCTCATTGCTGCTGGTGCTGATGACCATTACATCAATCCGGCGTGGTCGTATACGTTCAGCATGGGCGATTTCGTCGGGGACAAGGGGCGCGGGCTTGAGATTGTAGAGGATTAACGGTATGGACGTTTACGAAGATCTCTACCTACAGACCAATAGCCGCACTTTTTATTTTCTGAAAAGCGGCGTCGTATATCGCAGCGACGACGGGGTGATAATGAAAGAGTGGTTATTTAAGCGTAAAGACCTACTCGAAGATCTGGTTTTTGCCGGGATATTTCGTAAACGTCCGGCTAACCTGGAAGAAGAAATGTTGATCGACGAGGTGTTAAAATGAAAGTGAATTATTTCAGGGCAAAAGACAAGGCAACAGGAAAGCGGGTGGCTATCCTGGTTAATGAAGCAAATTATATGTTTGTTCTCCAGCCGTGGTGCATGGCTGACTATAACGATGATTATCGTCGTCACGCTGCGCGGCGGGCGGTCGGGATGAAAGGCTGGCAACCGCGCGACATGCTTAATTATTGCGACTGGAATCTGATAGCAAAATACACGGTAGATTATAAAGGGGTTTTCTGATTATGTTTGCAAGATGCGTTTATTCTGACACTACATGCTTTACTACTGGCGAACTATATAGCGTTGATCTTCTTAATGGGTGCAAGCGCGGCGCGGGCGGTATTCATTATGTAAAAGATAATGATGGCGATGCGTGGCAATTTTACGGCGATTACGCAAAAGGGTTTGTTAAGGGTAGTTTTGATAATCGTGTGATGGCGCGCTTTGTTAAGTGGTGAGGTGGTGTTATGAGACGGAACCATAGATACCAGTGCACATACTCACGATGCAGCGCGTTTTTTAAGAATGGCAAGATCTACGAAGTCGGCGCGGCATTGGTTGACGCAAAGGATCAGGAATATATTCACGCCATTACTGACGACCAGGGCCAGTTATGGCGATTTTATAAGATGGGGTGTGGCACGGCGCTTGTTTATGCGCGTGCTGGTGGTGGTGCTTTTGCTGCGTTTTCGTATGTAGGGGTATGAAAATGATTTTAACGTGTAACGAATCGGAATTGGGCTGTTTTGAGGAAGGCGTACAGTATACGGCTGAAAAACCGATGGGGTTGTCGCCTAAATTTCCGTTTATCGTCGTGACTGACACTTACGGTCACTTATGGTATGCAGAGCCGCTAGGCGGTATTGGTCGTTATGTTGTCCGTAGTTCGGATGGGGCGATGAAGGTTACTTTTACGGAAGAAGCATAAATGTGATCTACCCTTCAAAGTTTACAGAATGGCATTGCTCTGGCGGTGCCATTTTGTTATAAAGAAGCTGAAGAGAGAACGATGCGGAGGGTAGAAAAATGAAACGCTGGATTAACGAAGAAACAGAGGCCCGCTTCAATGCAATTTGGGATCTGATTGAAAAAGAGGACGGCGTTTCTAGTCCCTACCTGAACAATCTTGAGTTCCACTATGTAGAAGCGATGAACGCAGAGCATGACCACGAAGGCGGTGCCGATGAATTCGCTAAAAAATACGGCTTCGATGATGCAAACCATATGATTAACAACGTGGTGATGCAGGCAGAGGAAGACTACGAATGCAAATCACTTGAATTCGCACGCATGGCATAAGGGGGAAAACATGAACGCTAACGCTAAATATCCGGCCTGGGTCTTTGAACTATACGCCCGCTATTTTGAAGAACTGGCACCAGGTGAAGAAGCATTAAGCATTGACGAATACGCGGAGTGTTTAGGATTCAAGGGGGACGAAGAAGAATAAAACACGGGGCCGGATGGCCCCATCAAATCAGAAGGGTGTAATTATGAAAAGCGCTAAATTCATTGCGTGCTGTTTTGTTGAAGTCCCTAACGATGATGTTTTCTGCAATTATGAATTTAAAGACAGTTTAGGCAGATCTCATGTTGTTGTTGGTAAGCGCGGCGACTGGTTATATATCACTGATGGAGACAGGATCTTCACTAAAAACCAGTTGTTAAGAATAAAGGCAGAAAATGATGAAATACCAGTAGGTAATATGGGGATTATGAATTATCACGCTGGTTTATCGTTAAAGCACGATGCGGTAAATAAAGCGCGTAGCTTACCTGGTGCGGAGTTTTAATTTATTACGAAGGGGAATAATAAATGTCTAAATTTATCAGCGTTAAGGTTTTTCGTGGCAATTTTCCAGAAGATAAAGAAATTGGACAATTCGCAGGTGAACGTGGAGTATGTTTCCGTGTAGCTACTGAAGACGATGCGCACGTTAAATGCTTTCACGTATCTGAACCGCCTTTTAATGCAGAACATCTTGAAGACCTGAATAGAATTAAAAGCCTTATTTTTGCCTATCTGGCGTTCCCTGGCATAGCTAATGCTGATGTGGGATTGGTTGGCGCTGAACTGGTTGCGGAATACAAAATGACTGAAGGTGTAACAGGGGGAATTGACATTGAGCGCATCAAGTAAGCTATACAAGATCAGGTGTAAAGGCGAATACCCTGGCTTTACGATTGGTTGCGAATACCTGGGCCACATTGGGTACGGCCCTTTCGGTGAGTTGGGGATGAGCACGCTGGACGATGACGGCGACAGCCGGACGCTTGATCTTGATTCTGATGATTTCGAATACATCCCGCCAGTCACTTACCGTGACGTCGATGATTTCCTGGCTGAACAAGAAGACGATGAAGAGGATGATTAACTATGGATGACGAATACGTTAATAATTTTATTGTTATGTTTCTTAGTGAAAACTGGCGCATGTTTGAACATTATTGTTTTGAGCGCGGGGAAAATGCTGAAGAAATATATCAATATTTAGGCGGGGAGAAAGAGGATGATTGAATGCCTTATTATTGCGGTTATTCTCCTTTACCTGGCTGGCGTAATTTTAATGGGCGCTTTTCAGAAAGCTGTTGATAGTGACGGCGTCATTTGGTTCGAGCTAGTCTTCTGGCCTTTCATTACGATATACGCTTTCACTGATGCTATGCGCATTAACATCATGCGGGAAATTAAGGAGCGCAAAAAATGATTGAAGACGGTATCTATTTGCACAAGTTATTTGACATCGCTTATCTGGTTAAAGGTGACAAGGTGATGATTCAGAATCCAGAAAAACCATACTGGGAATCAAGCGAGATGGATCGGTGGCATATGCAAATGTTGCTTGATAATGGCCTGATATACAGAAAGCAGTAAAGCCGTATTTGTGGGTCGAAAACAAACGGATTAAAATATTACCTAACAATGCGAAACTGTAACTACCCGGCCCCGTGCCGGGTTTTTGCTTTGTTGGAGGAAAATCTATGTTCGACAAAATACGGGAGGCGTGCGCGTATGCAGTAGGGGCCGTAACGGCCTTTTTTGGTGCGATAACCATTAATGATGTTGCTGTCTTTGTGGGTATCTTATCAACCGTAGGCACATTTGCCGTTAATTATTACTTCAAATCACAGGAGAACAAGCGAGCGCAAGAGGAACACGACGCGCGAATGGGGAATAAGTAACATGATTAGCCAATCGCTGAAAAATAAGATTATTGCGGCGGCGGCTGGTGGGGCGATCGCTATTGCGGGGATGATGATAAAAGATCTTGAAGGCGTTGAGTATAAGCCGTACAGAGATGTCATCGGTGTTTACACGATATGTTATGGACACGTCGGAAAAGACATCATGCTTGGGAAGACTTACACGCAATCAGAATGCGATGCTTTGTTAAATAAAGATCTACACAAGACCGCAAAAGCGATTGACCCATATATCAAGGTCGAAATATCAGATTTTACCCGCGCTGCACTTTATTCCTTCGCCTATAACGTAGGCACTACCAACTTCAAAACATCAACCTTATTAAAGCTACTCAATGACGGCAAGAAATCAGAAGCGTGCGCACAGCTTAAACGCTGGATTTATGCTGGCGGTAAGCAGTGGCAAGGGTTAATTAACCGCCGTGATGTTGAATATGCCGTTTGCGAATGGGGTGAGACATGGACAAGGTGAAGACGTTAATTATCGCCGTTGTTGTTTGCATTATTGCCGGGCTGACCGCCGTAACGTGTTATTACCAGAGTGAGGCGGCAAGGTTACAGGAAGAAGTCACGGTGACGCAAGGTGCACTAAAGACAGCAAGTAACACTATTCAGCAGATGAAGGATCGGAACGCCGAACTGTCAAAACTTGATAAGAGGTATCACGATGAGATTAAAGCTATCAGATCTGACATTGCCGATCTGCGTGCTGGCATTGATAGCGGTGCTATCCGGTTGCACGTCAACGCCGAGCCAGTGCGATTGCTCGACAATACCGGAACCGCCAGCCGCATTGATGGAGCCACCTGTAGACTCACTCCAGACGCTGAATCGGCTTATCTATCCCTCAGAGAACAACTAAAAGAGAAAGATGCGAAGATCGCCGGACTTCAGAGCTATATCAAAACGCAGTGCTTACGCAAAAAATAACAGCGCGTGGACGTGTCGCCGTTTCCGCCAGCCAGCCATAACCGGGTCAATCCTTCCCGCGAGCGACGGCGGAATAGTCAAAAACACGTAATACCGGATCATCCATCCCATTAACAGGTCAGGCGCTACCTGGGTAGAAGAAAGCGCCATTCTCCAGTTTTATAAAATTCTAAAAACGGTACTCATGCAGCGCCGTTTTTAGTGTTTTATAGCATTTGCCTATGGTGGAGATATGTTAACACTAGACGAACTAGACAGGATTTTATTCTGTGATGTTGAAAATGGTTTGCTTTACTGGAAATCACGCCCGCGTAGTGACTTTAGCAATGATTTTACTTGCAGGATGTTTAATTTTAAGGCCGGGAAGATAGCTGGCGGTATTAATGGCGACGGATACGTCGTTATCCATCATAACGGTAAACCTATATTTGCTCATGATGCCGTATGGCTTTTTGCTGGTAATGAATTGATAGATGGGCTTGTTATAGATCACATAAACCATATAAGGAGCGATAACAGGCTAAAAAATCTTAGAATGGTTAGTGAGTTAACTAATTCAAGAAATCAAAAACTTCATAGCAATAACATTACGGGATATAGCGGGGTAAGAAAAACCAAATCAGGAAAATGGTCCGCGCACATACATGTAAACGGTAAGGAAAGGCAAATAGGGACATTTTTAACGATTGATGAGGCTGTTAAAGCCAGAAAGAACGCTGAAGCAATTAACGGTTATCATGATAATCACGGGCGAGACATCTATGTTGATCTGCCATATATAGACCCGTGGAATAGAATAAATTAATAAAGGAGTCCTGCGATGGCTAAGGGTAAAGGCATTAAGTTGCCTCAATTCAAAGTCCCGCTCTTTGAGCATACAACAGTATTCTTCTGCCCTACTCGCGATATGTTTTACGAGTTTTGCGAAAAGGCAGGGATCCCAATCGAACCTGATTTTGAACTGGCAGGAGGTTTAACACTTACTTGCACTGGCGAGAAAGGCGGTAACTTCTACGTGATCGCAGTATTCGATAATGAGCTGGGTACGCTGGTACATGAATGCGCTCACACCACATTCCACGTTTTAAGTGATGTAGGCGTCGTAGCGACCACTGATCCAACTCATCCGGCGAACGAGACTTACGCTTACATGGTAGGCCGCATCTTTGATGCATTTTTCCCTATCCTGGCCGAATCAAACGAAGCACAGGTTGCAGCAATGCAGGCTGCTGAAGTAGTAGAGCAGGCATTAGAACAGGCAGAACAGCCGAAGAAAGAAGAAAAACCCGCTAAGAAAGGCAAACGTAAGCCGAAATCAAAAGAAGCGTATGTACCGCGCGTAATGAGCTTTAAACGAGGCTGATTATGATTGCGTCAATATTAACGTTTATGGGTGGCGTGGCATTCGGATTCATTATTTGCCTGTTTATGGTGATTATGTCTATGCGAGGCTGATTATGGACGCTTACATCATCTCCGGATTAATCGGTGTTTCTGTATTTATGGTGGGATTTGTTATTGCCGTGCTGATAACCGTAAAGAGTAAATTATGAACTCCTACGATTTCATCTGGTTATTGGTGCTCATCGTAGGTATTGGCGTGAACATTTGCAGGCTATGGTGAAAATATGATTGACCCGCTAATTATCCTTTCTGCCTGCGTCGCTGTATGGCTGGCGATCATGATATTCATTGAAAGCTGAAGGTATTCACCATGAATATTTACGATCTCATCTGGTGGTCGTTGGTCGCCGTCATTATCTATTTCTGGTGGAAGAATGTTGTATAGGTGAAAGCATGAACGCATACGATATGCTATTGCTGGTGGCTGTTATTACAGTCATTGCCGTTGATGTGTATCGGGAGCTTAAAAAATGAAATGGCTTGATTTCTTTTTCCTGATTGTTGCGATTGTTCTTACCATGACAGCACTGACTCAATAGGTGAGCTAATGGATGTTATCGAAGCCGTATTATTCGTATGTATCGCCGCGTTAATTATTGTTGGGGTGATTATCAATGTCTGATAGTGATTTCTTAATTATGGCTATAAGCACGCTGTTGGTTGTTATTGTTTTCTTCTGGTGAGAAATATTATGTTTGAATTTATCGATCTACTGATGTTCTTGCTTTGCGCTGGTGTGCTTATTATCGCGTTAATGCTATGCGCATACGTGATTGTAATGATTGGCGCGCTCATTTACAGAGAAGCAAAACAGAGATTTAAGGGTAAACAATGAAAGAATTATTCGACTGGTTGGAAGTATTAACGTACTGCGCGACGATGGTCGTGTGTTTGTATATTCTGTGTAAATTATATTGAGAGGTGACATTATGGCCCGCACGAAAAAGGCAAAGGCTGAAGACAAAAAGCCAGCAGCCAAAAAGACGGGCCGTCCGCATGGCTATTCAGAAGAAAAGGCATTGGAGATCTGCGAGCTTGTGTCGGACGGCGAAAGCATTAACAAAATTTCGAAGATGCCTGGTATGCCTGCACGTTCAACAATCCTTAAGTGGTTCCGTGATGTGCCGGAATTTTCGGACATGTACATACGCGCGAAGGAGATCGGCTTTGAGGTGTTAGCTGATGAAATCATCGATCTCGCTGATGCGCCAGAGAACATCAAAAAGGAAGAGTTAAACAGACACCATTTGATGATTGAAACGCGCAAATGGCTATTAGCAAAACTGCAACCGCGTAAATACGGTGAACGCGTCACGCAGGAAATCGTAGGCAACAAGGAAGAAGCGCCCGTCCAGGTTGAAGTCACGAAAGAAGAGATCGCCCGCATCGTCCAGGAAGTAGAAGACGAGGTGTGATTATGTTGTCCATCAAAGAAAGGGTTATTCAGTCAAAATGTGAAAACGATGGCCTGTTCTTCAACCGTTATTTCTACAAGCAAGCAAACGGAACGAAGATGTTAATCTCAGGCCATCACATAGCCATACGTGATGCTCTACAACGCGTTATTAATGGTGAGATTACCCGGCTCATCATTAACATTCCCCCAGGGTACGGTAAAACCATGATTGCGACCATTAACATGATGGCCCGCTCCCTCGCAATAAATCCCCGCACACGCTTCCTTCACGTTTCATACTCCGACAACCTGGCATTACTTAATTCCTCGACAGTCAGAAGCATGGTTTGTTCGCAGGAATACCAAAAGCTATGGCCCATGAAGATCCGCAACGATGCCAACAGTAAATCGATGTGGTGGACGGAACAGGGCGGCGGGATATATGCCGCATCGTCACACGGTCAGATTACGGGTTTTCGTGCTGGTTACATGGAGCCAGGTTTTAACGGCGCGATGATTATCGACGACCCATTAAAGCCCGCTGACGCTTACTCTGATGTGATGCGGGATAAGGTAAAGAACAACTACAACGATACGCTTGCTTCACGTCTGGCAGTGCAAACAACGCCTGTTATCGTCATTATGCAGCGTATCCACTACGATGATTTGTCCGGCTACCTGTTACGCGGTGGCAGTGGTGAGAAGTGGTATCACCTTAACCTGCCAGTGAAGATCGACAATAGCATCGACTATTGGGATCTGTACCCGGAAAACGAATTCGCTATTCCTATTGCTCATAACCTGCCGGACGGCTGGCTATGGCCTAAAAAGCACAATGACAGCCATGAAGCCGGACTGAAAGCGCACCGTAGGTCATTCGAGGCACAGTACATGCAGCGCCCGCGTAAATTCGACGAGGAAGGCGCGTTATGGACTGAAGCCATGATAACCGCCGCGCACCGGATGCAGATAACGCAGGACAAGATCCGCACGGTGATAGCCATCGACCCGGCGACAACATCATCTGATGAGTCAGACGAAACAGGGATTGTAGCCTGTTCAGCCTATGGTGGCGGCAAGTACGCACAGTATTCTGTAGACGGTGACTACTCAGGCCGCATGTCTCCTAACGATTGGGCGCAAGCATCAATTAACGCTTACAACATCCATGAAGCTGACGCGATAGTTATCGAAACCAACCAGGGCGGGGAAATGGCAGAGGCCACGCTACGTAACGCCGGATTCAAAGGCCGCATTGTTAAGGTGCACGCAAGCAAGGGTAAATTCGCCCGCGCCGAGCCAATATCGGCACTGTATGCACAAGGAAGGGTGGCCCACACAGGCAGCCTGTACACGCTGGAAAATCAAATGATGGAATACGTGCCAGCTACCGCTAAAAAATCCCCGGACCGCCTCGACGCAATGGTGTGGGGTATCACTGAATTAAGCCAACCACAGGCTATGGGCCTCATGTTACCGAAGCGCCTGCGCGGATTTTAAAAACCATCCCACAATCCCCCACAAGTTTTTCTATTTTTCGCGTAGCAACGCGTAAACATGTATTCAGGAGTAAACATTATGCCATCCAATTTAGAATTGGCGGTTAATGCTGCCTTGTCACAACGCCAGGCGGCCTTTGCCCGCTATGCAGCCGCTAACCCATTCACTATGGGGATCGATGCTAAACGTAACGCCGCGTGGAGTGAATACGGATTCAAAGAAGAGCTTACCTATACTGATCTATATAAGCTGTATCGTCGCGGTGGTATTGCTCACGGGGCCATTGAAAAAATTATCACCACATGCTGGCGCGATAGCCCGGTGCTGATAGAAGGCACTGAAGACGAGAAAGCGGAAACGGAAACACCCTGGGAAAGAGAAATAAAGAAACAATTCGATAACCGATTCTGGCGTGTTATTGCTGAATGCGATCGCCGTCGCCTGGTTGGTCGTTATGCCGGACTATTGATTCACGTCAAAGATAACCAGCCGTGGGATCGTCCAGTAACAAAAGGGGTAGGCATCGCTAAATTCACTCCTGTATGGGCTGGCGCACTAACACCAAAGGACTTCGATGAAAACCCGGATAGCGATAACTACGGTCTGCCGACATGGTGGGAATACAAAGAACGCATCAACAGCAAGACCATCGCAAGGAAAATACATCCAGACCGGATATTTATCTTTGGTGACTATTCTGATGATGCTATCGCTTTCCTTGAGCCATCCTATAACGCTTTCGTTTCGCTGGAGAAAGTGGAAGGTGGTAGCGGTGAGTCATTCCTGAAGAACGCCGCACGCCAGCTTGCTATCTCATTCGACAAAGAAATTGACTTCCGCTCACTGGCTGCAACGTATGACTGCGACGTCACAGAGTTACGCGAAAAATTCAATGAAGCCGCAGCGGAAATGAATAAAGGTAATGATGTGATGATGGCGTTACAGGGCGCAACAGTAAGCCCGCTGGTAACTGCCGTATCTGACCCGTCCGCAACCTATGATGTAAACCTGCAAACCGCCGCCGCTGGTATCGACATTCCAACGCGTATCCTAGTTGGGAATCAACAGGGTGAACGAGCATCAACTGAAGATCTCCGCTATTTCAATAACCGATGCATGACCCGCCGCCAGGAAATCGGAGGCGAGCTTGAAGAACTATTCCGCAAACTGGCAGATCTACGCCTTACCAGTGAGCCACGCGACATATCAGTGCTATGGGATGACCTTAACGCTATGACCAAAGCCGAACTACTGGAAGCGGCACACAAGATGGCGCAAATCAATCAGGCATGTCTTGCTACTGGTGAGCAGGTATTCAGCGGTGATGAGATCCGCGAAGCTGCCGGATATGAAGGGCCAACGCAGGAAGTAGAAGTGGAAGACGAGGAAAACGATGATGAAGGTGAAGAAAATAATCAGGCGAATACCTCCAGCCGCGATAATGCCATCTAACACCGAAGACCCGACCATGACAGGTAAGTTGCGGTCGGGCGCTATTAAGCGTTTTAAGTCCTGCCTGAAGAAAATAGCCGATCCATATATCGCCATACTGGACAGAATACAATATAGCCTGGCTGTTAATAAGAAATACACCTTCCAGATTTACATGGATGAATTGCACGACATGCTGGAGGACGCCAGCAACATGATTGATGAGATATTCGAACTAACCGACCCGGAAAGTTTTTGGTTCTGGCAGGAATACGTGAAGGTGGCCTATCAGCGCGGCACGGCACAGGAATACGCCAACATCGCTAACCAGTCTGTCACGTACTCAAGCGCATACCCTGATGTATCTGCCGTGTTATCAAGCACAACTTACCGCACCCGCCTTGCCCTGGTGCGTACCCGTGTATTTGAGGAAATGCGCGGGCTGACCGCACAGATCAAAAAGGATATGGCCCGGCGATTAACTGAAGGCATGGCCCGTGGTTTAAATCCACTGGAAATAGCGCGCACATTGAATCAGGAAACGCAATTGCCACTGTACAGGTGCAAACGTATTGCCCGAACTGAAATATGCACAGCGTTACGCACAGCACGTATGGATGAGGCCGAAGCGGCGACAGAAGAATTTAATCTGCGCACTATGCAAATGCACATTTCGGCATTATCACCGACTACCAGGCTATCGCACGCGCAGCGGCACGGGAAAACATACACCATAGATGAGCAGCGCGAATGGTGGAGCAGATCCCCAAATTCTATTAACTGCAAATGTAGCACGATTACCGTATTAGTTGACGAAGACGGTAATATATTAAACGAAAGAATATTAGATCGGGCGCAAGAAAACTATAAGGTTGCGCACGCTAAATATGGCGAAGATTGGGAGTAAAACCGTGAGTAAAATGATTAACTGGCATGATTATTTCACGTATGAATCAGGTCATATTTATTGGAAAATATCACCAACTAACGGCGTACATATTGGCGATCATGCAGGCAATGACAGCGGGTTAGGATATTTGCGTGTCCGTGTCAACTATAGGTTATATCTTGTTAGTAGAATCATATGGGAAATGCACAACGGACCGATACCTGAAGGTTACGAGATAGATCATATTGACCATAACACGCTAAATAACGATATAACGAATCTAAGGATGGTAAGTCATTACGAAAATACACTAAATGCGCCAATGAGAAAAGATAATAAAAGCGGTTACATCGGTGTTATTTGGCATAAGGCGTCACGTAAATGGATGGCGTATGTACAAGTGAATAAGAAGCGCAAACATTTAGGTTTATTTGACAGCATAGATGAGGCTGTAGCCGCACGCCGACAAGCTGAAAAAGAGAACAATTATCATCCAAATCACTGGAGTGTTTAAGATGTCAGATTTAATTCAAGTAAACGCAAAAATTTCATGTAATAAAATACGCAGGGAGATATACAACGGTAGGGAACACATCGTAGTCCCTTCGTATACACTCCCTTTCGGTATCGTTATGAATCGTGAATATTACCCGGAAGCTGAAATTATCGCTAATTACCAGTCACTGGAGGGTACACTTGCCCCGCTGGGCCATCCTACCGTTGACGGTAAATTTGTTTCCGCATTTAGCCCGGAAGGATTAAACACGGGTTTTTGTGGAGCGTGGAACAGAAACGTTGAATTACGCGGCAATCGTGTTTATGTGGAAAAGTGGGTGGATATTGAAACAGCCAGCCACTCAGAACAAGGCCGGGAATTGTTGAGCAGGCTGGAAGCACTGGAGAAAGGAGAAAGCAAGGATCCCATCTGGTCGTCCGTCGCTGTATATCGTCAACGTATGCCAGCTACTGAAGAGATGAAAGCCCAGGGCGCTGACAGCGTTGTTAAAATTATGTCGATCGACCATGACGCTATTTTACTGCATGAGCCGCCAGCCGCCTCACCTGAACAGGGTGTAGGGTTGATGGTTAATACTGACCAGGCGAAACCGTTAATGGCGGTGGCAATGAAAGAAAACAGCTACCGCACGCTTGAGAAACAATTAACCGACGCGGCGCGGGAATTATTCCCTGATGCCGATTATGTGTACGTGGTGGACTTCACTGATAAAGAGGTGACGATCGCCACTAATACTGAAAGTGCTCAAGTTTGCGCATATGAAAAACAGGCTGATAAAATTATTCTCAATAATGGCGAGCTTGCAACCAACGAGGAAAGTAAATCCTGGTTTGCTCAGTTCGCTGAACACCTTTCTAATCTTTTCTCCCTGAATGAAAAAATTAAGGCCAATAAATCGGAGGACGATCCCATGCCTTTGACCAAAGAAGAACGCGCCGAACTGGTAAAAGAAATTAACGAAGGCTTAGCCGCCAATATCGCTAATGCAGTAGCAGAGGCATTAAAACCAGTACAGGCAAGCGTGGAAGAATTACAGACCAACCAGAAAGCAATTAAAGAAGAAATTGCAGCAAATGCAAATAAAGAAGTAGCAGAAAAACGCGCCGCAGTAGCAAAAGTACACGGCGAAATTGTTGCTAACGCATTAAATGGTGAAGCGTTAGAAGCAATGTTTAAATCCCTGGGTAAAGCAGCGCCGATGGCAACCAACGCAGCAAGCGAAGGTAAAAAAGGCGAAGTACCAGACTTTAACACTTATTTCTAATTAAAAGGGGATCACAATGTTTCGTTTTCGTCGTGTAAATATTGATGGCAAGTCAATTACCGAAACCTATGCAGCCAATGAGGCGGTGAAGCCCGGTGAACTGGTTAAACTGGCTGAAGGTAAATTCGCTAAAGCAGCCCTTGCAGATGTTGGCAAGGCCCAACTTTTCATCGTTAACCCGGCATTCCATGAAGGCAAAACCATTGCTGATGAAATTGCTAAAGGTGCAACCGTTGTTGCTGATTATGTGGAGCAGGGCCGTGAGTTTGCTCTTCGTGTCCCTGCCGCAGCATACAAAAAGGGGGCAGCTATCGCTTTCACGGCTACTGGCGTCAAGCTGTTTACCGAGCCACTTGAATCAGCACCCGCAGATCCGATTGTCGCATACTGCCAGGAAGACGTAACCCTGGAAGCGGAAGACTTTATCCGCGTTCGCGTCGCTTAATTTAAAAGGGGGAAAACATGTACTTTACTAAAGAAAACCTTGCTACCAACGCCCGTATGCAGGGCCATTGGAAAGAACTGTGGGCGCAACGCAATATCTTCAACGAGCAGCACAACGCCATGATTGCAGCAAATCAGGCAAATATGACCGCTGAAATGTTGACCTGTAACGCCGTCGGCGGCTTCGCAAAAGAATTCTGGAAAGAAATCGATAACCAGATTATCGAACTGAACACCGAAGAAATCGGTATTGAAATCGTCAACGACCTGATGGGCGTGCAAACCGTACTGCCTATCGGTAAAACGCTGAAAATGTACAGCGTATCCGGCGACATCAACGATGAAGTCGTGATGTCTATGGATGGTCAAGCGCCGCACGGCTTTGATCACACCGAATACGGCAGCGATGGCGACCCGATCCCGATGTTCGCGGCTGGTTATGGTGTCAACTGGCGTCTTGCTCAAGGTCTGAATACTGTAGGTATCGATCTCGCCCTGGATAGCCAACGCCTGAAACTGAAAAAATTCAATAAAGCCCGCGTACAGTTCTATCTGAACGGTAACGACAATATCGTGGTAGATGGTCATAAAGCAATGGGTATTAAAAACCACAAAAACACCCAGCAACTTAAACTGAAATCTGTCGCTAAAATCGACCTGACCACCGCGACTTTCGATAAGATTATTGAATTCTTTACCACTGGTGAGTTCGGGAAACTGGCCCGCGCCAACTTCGTAGCTAAATACGATGTAATGTGGGTATCGCCAGAAATCATGGCTAACCTGGCACGCCCACACATCGTTAATGGCGCAATTGTTGGTAGTGTACTGGATGTTATCAAGCCGTTTGTCCCGGTTGATGATATTCGCCAGACCTATGCGCTGACTGGCAACGAATTTATCGCTTATCAGCGTAGTCGCAGCGTCATCACCCCGCTGATTGGCATGACCACTGGCGTAGTTCCGTTACCGCGCATGATGCCGACCGATAACTACAACTTCCGCATTATGTCTGCTGAGGGTCTTCAGATCACCTGTGATATGAAAGGTCGTTCAGGTGTGGTCTACGGCAGCAATACCTGATTGATGTGTTTCTGTAACTCCCCGGCGCGATGCCGGGGATTTTTTTTGTATGTGGAGAAAACAAAATGGTCACTACAGAACAGGCGCGGGAATATCTTGAAAGCCAGGGTATTGACCTGCCAGACATTATCTTATCTTTGCTGGTGGAGCAGGCAAATAGCGTTAATGAATGCCTTGATGCCAACTATCCGGCCTCCACTGCAACATTGATTCAGCTTTATCTGATTGGACTGTTAGGACTCAGCCAGGCTGATAAATACGTCTCATCGCAGACGGGTCCGAACGGTGCAAGCCAGTCATACCGCTATGTCGATTTCAACAAACGATGGAAGGCGGCCTATTCGTTGCTTTACTCACTTGATAAACATCACTGTACAGCCGAACTAATTCCAGCAGATCCAGAAAACACCGCGCACGCCGGACTGTGGATAGGTAAAAGCGGGAGGATGTAACAATGTGGAACGACCTGACATTACCGGATCCGCTATTGCCGAAACTGTTTACCCGCGTGTGGGTGAAGACAGACACCGGGCGACAGGTGGCAGCCTACCTCAATGATGCTGGTGAATGGGCAATTCTTTGCCCGCGCGTGGCGAAAACTCATCCAAAGGTCATTAGCTGGAGTTACGGTTATGAGTAAGATTGCGCGATTCAGTTACAAGGCATTAGCCACCATTTACCCCGTAACGCATGACGACTGGACAAACTCCGATGTATACGGTGCACCATACCTGATTAACTGCGCATGGGAGCGCACAGACGGCACTGCAACAGACACAAACGGCAATGAGGTTAGCAATACAATAACTGTATTTACCGAACTGCTTCACAATATGCAGCCAGTGCAGCGCCCGGAAAAAGGCTGGATGATTGCCACTGGCGACACCACTGATATTTCAGACCCGCTGGCGGCAGGTGCGAACGTTATAACCGGAATCGTTGAATGGGATATGAGCATGTTTAACGACACGCCGGATTATAAGATCGTGACAGGGGGTTAATCATGCCTATCAAGGGTGTTAAACGTGTCAGGGAGCGATTAAAGCAGGAGCTAAAGGAAATCACAGATAAGAAAACTCATGAGGTGTTATGGCGAGTAGGGATGCTGGCTGGTGGCTTCGCGGCGAACATGACCCCCGTTGATACGGGTTTTTTAATTAACAGCCAATTTCAGTATATAGGTAGCACGGCGGAGGGTATGCAGTTACGGCTGGGATATACGGCCCGGTATGCTGAATGGGTGCACAATATGCCAGGTAAATTAAAAGGACAGCCGCGCGAACATTTCGGCAAGACTAGCGAAGGGGTTGAATTCGGCGGCGGTACTGGAAAAGGTAAATATTGGGACCCAAACGCGGAGCCGGAATTTTTGCGCAAGGCATTCGAAGATCCAAACAACGCTGACGATATTTATAAAGAGATTGTAGAAGGTTACAAAACATGAAACGCAGCGAAGTATACGACGAAATAAGGGATTGGATTAAATCCCACGGGTACGATGAAGGCTATATTTTGCAGGCCCGTTTCTGGAATGAAAAATCCAATTCGAATAACGACCGATACATTGTTATCCAGCAAAACGGCGGCGCGGCTGGTGAGGAAGCAATAACCCGTGATTATTTCCGCATCCTGGTTATTTCGGCGCGTAATGATGCAAATATCAGTGAAGTGGAAGACCTTGCCGACGCCATCCGTCAAAGTATGTTAACAGAATATAAAACTGATAAAATTACACACATGAAGCCAGTTGGCGCTATTCCTGCAATGCAGACAAGAGAAGGGCGCTTTATTTTCACCGTAGCTTTTCAAACCATCATATCCAGATAAGAGGTAATAAACATGTCTCAGACTTGCGAAAAGGGCGCGTTTTTGGGCCGCGACGTGGCTGTATTCTTCGCTATCGCTTGTCCTAACGCGAAGCCGTTAGATGACGACTACAAAGCGTTAGGAATGATGCGCGGCAAAACGCTCTCAGTCGAATGGGAAACCGCAGACGCCACCGCTGATAAATCAGCAGACTACACAAAAGAATCAATGGTTACTTACAAATCTGTTTCTTTCTCCGGCGATGGTGTATCGCGTACTGAAGCAATCCATAATCAGAAAGAACTGAAGCGTCACGTTATTAACCCTGGTGAAACAACCGGATCTCAGCCTTATGTGTGGCTTAAACTTGTTTCTCCGGTTGATGTAACTGAAGGTCCATTCCTTTGCACTTCCTTTAAAGAGGAAGACCCGAACGATGATGTCTCCACCTGGTCTATTGAGTGCTCAAGCGCTGGTAAGGTGACGGTTGGCGACATCCCAGCAGCATAATAATCAATATTAATAATCGGGGCCGTTGGCCCCTTTCTTTTAGGGTGAAAACTATGATTCATGTTCGAACAGGACAATTTGCGGCGGTGGTAGACGGCAGGCGGTATGTGTTTAATCCCTGTTTCGCTGCAATGGCTAAGATCGGTAGTGACAGAGAACTGGTCGAATACTTCGCAACCATCCACGGTGGCAAATATCCATCACGATTGCCAGCAGATCCAGACCTACGCAATCGCATTCTGGCGCGGTGTTATGGTGAGATAGTGCAAACGTCAATACACATCCTGAAATGTTGCTCAGAAGACGAAATAGGCCCGTTATTGGGTGAATGTAGGTTTACTCCTTCCGGCAAATTGCGACTAAAACCCGGACTGATGCCGACCAGTGACGTTATCACGCTGGCGCAACATTGCATGTACCACGGCTTAATCGGTGACGGGCCGGAAGAAGACGCCGGAGAGATCCGGGAAGGGGAATATAAGCCTACTTTTAACGTGCTGGAATTCGTTTATTCTGCCGTTGCTCACCTGGGCTTGTCAGAATCGGAAGCATGGAATATGACAATGACCGGATATAGGGCCGCTGTACGCGCTAAAACGCCGCCAGACGAAAGAAACGAGAGAAGCAAGCCAAACGTTCACATAAATAAACGTGCTTATGACGAGCAAATGGAGGTCGCTAAAAAGGCACTAGAAAGAATGAAAAATCGAGAGCAAGAAAAAGCCCGGTAGATCCGGGCGTTTTTGTTAAGTTCGCTTATGCTATTTTTTCGTAAAGCACATTCATCTGGGTGCGAATCACTGTTAATATATTGATTGCTGCGTTCTTATCAATGCGTTTATTCGCTACTATTTTTGTTTTCCCATCAATAACAACCAGATCTGCGTGCAATACATGGTTGAAGTTAATAATGTAATAATACTGTTTATCGCCAACATGTTGAACATATGCACCATTTAGATTTCCTTTATACCCACAATCACGCTCTGCGACACCGAAGTCAAATTCGCGGTTCATCTTGCGATTATATGCTACTTGTTTATGTTCCCATTTTCTCATCCATTCATCGCGCTTCATGTTTCACCCTTAATTCCAGTTGCAAGCGTTTTTTACTTTGTCGATGTGGTTATAAAGACCATCAATGTTAAACACTGCTTTCTCAATGTCGCCAGCTTCCGGCACTACTTCAATGATGAATTGTTTTTCGTTAACCATTTTTTTAATCATTGGGATGGCTTTTTTGCCGTCCCATAATCCAAGAGCTTTATAATTAGTTGACCGTCCCCACTCAGTAGCTACAGCTTTGTGAACGCCGATCCGGTAGTTAATATAAGTAGTGTCCCCGGCGTCAGTTACATGGTGTGACCATGCTACGAACATTTTTGTTTTATTACCCTGGCAAGCGATTGTTAATACCGGTTTATTCTTATCCTGTGCCTTCAGTGTCGGGAAAGCATCAAGACTTCCGCTGAATTGTTCTGCTTTCACAAAAAGGAATACGTTTTTTGCGTCCTGCATATCATCTTTTCTTTCAACTACAAGCCACTGTTTACCAGCATTTTCTTTTTCTAACTGTGCATCGTATGCGGCTTGTTTTGCTTGTTGTTCTGCAAGCCATTTAGCATTTTTCTCTGCTAATGCTTGTTGTTCTTGATTGGTCACTATAGGCGCTTTTTCATTATCCTCATTGCAACCAACCAGACCCAATACCGCCGCAATCATTGCCACTTTTGCTAACTGTTTCATAACCCACCACGCTTAGTTTTTATTTTTAAGTGATTTTAACATTTCTTCAATGAAATCCGCATAGCGTTCATGTTCGTTGGGACGGTAGTTTACGTTTTTCATTTTCTTGTCCTCTTTTGCTTCCTCCGGTTTATCCGGTCCTTTTAAATCCCTTTACTCTATCCATTTCCTTTAGCCTCTTTATACAAAATGTATTCGTTGAAGTGAAGCCATTTTGTATAAAATAGAGACATAGATCACATCTTGTATGAGGTTAAATCATGGCTACCAGTGTAGGTACAATTTATTACGAAGTTGATGCAAAAACTGGTCAACTTCTCGTTGCACAACGACAGGCAGACCAGGCCTTTGACCGTATAGAGCGCGGCGCAAAACAGGCTGACCGCCAGGTAAACACCCTGAAAACATCCATCAAGGCACTGACCAGGGTTATCCATTTGCTAATTGCTGCCGAGGCTGTGCGCCAATTTATGGATATGGCGGAGCAAGCAAAAATGCTTCGCGTAAAAATCAAAATGCTTACGGGCGATGCGGAGTCCGCTGGACGGGTTTTCGACGGCCTGAAAGCAATATCCAGGGAAACGGGGCAAAGCCTGAAGGATACTGGCGAGCTATGGCAAGGTCTTGCCATCTCACTGAAGAACACGTCAGCTACGGAAGGGCAATTACTTAACCTGGTTGGCACTATTCAGAAAATGGGGGCGTTAGGCGGCGCATCAGCGGAACAGATGTCTAACTCTATGCGCCAGTTCCGCCAGTCTATAGACGGCGGCGTGCTGCGTGCTGAAGAATTTAACAGCCTACTTGAAAACACCCCGACCATCGTACAGACAATGGCCCGTCAGATGGGGTTATCTATGGGCCAGTTCCGCGCCGAAATGCTGGACGGCAAGATCACGGCAGAAAGGATGGTTAACGCAATCCAGGCGGCTACGCAGGAAACAAACGAGCAGTTTGCTCAGTTGCCGCGCACATCCGGCATGGCTATCAATGAGCTTAAAGTCGAAATCATGGGTCTTGTTGAACAGCTTGATGATCTTTTCGGCGTGTCAGATGGCGTAGTCTCAGCTATCGACTTAATCACAAAAGGCGTTAAGGGGTTAGGTGAGGGCGCTAAATTCGCTAAAACCTGCTTCGATACACTCAAAACGGCTGGTGGCGAATTCATCGACATGTTTGATGATGTGGCTGTGAAGGCTGGCGAGGTGGCAGAGAAGATCATCGCAATGGTGACGCCAATCAAGGCACTTATGGACGCCTACAAATGGATGAAGGAGGTTGTAGATAAGCGCAAGGAAGAACTAAATAGCAACAATGAGAAGAAATTCGGCCCTACAGTCGGTAAAGTCATGACTTTTGCAAACGACATTAAAAACGCGACTGCCGCTTATGATGAGTTTATGCAGAAACAGGCAGAAGCCAACGACGGCAAGATCACCGGATTCGACAAGCCAGTTGATAAGCCTAAAAAGGGTAAGAAGACTGGCAGCAAGAAAAGCAAAGAGGATACGCTTGGTGACAAGGGTATAAGCGTTTCTGACCAGTACAATAAAGACGCCGCCGCCATGCGCAAAGCGTTAGAGAACGGCAAGGCCATTGATGCTGCATTCGCCCAGGGTAAAATCACCCTCCTTGAGTACCGCGCCGCGCAAAAAGGGATAGGTAAGGAACTGAAGGAAGAATTAGCCCAAATTCCGGTAGATGAATTGCGTGATAAATGGGCGCAAATAGTAAGCCCGATGAATCAGCTTAAAGGCGAGGTTGACCCTATTCAGCAGGTACAAAATGAATGGGCCGTCCGTAAGCAAATGCTTATCGACCTGGGCGCTACCGAAGCGCAACAGAAACAGGCATTGTTAGCCTATGAGCAACAGATCCGCGATCTGAAATGGGAGCAATGGCAGGCGCAAAGCCAGACAAACGGCCTGATCGGTGATTGCGTTAATGGCCTTAAAGGTGGCATGAGCAATGCGCTTGTTGGCCTGCTTAACGGTACTCAATCATTGAGCGATGTTTTTGCTAACTTAGGGAGCAATATACTAGGGAATATTGGCAACAGACTTTCTGATATAGCAGCCGACTGGATAGCAGATCAGATCATGATGGAAACACAAAGCAAGGCAACTCAAGCAAGTACAACGGCAAGCGCGGTTGCCGCTCAGGGAAGCATCGCGGCGGCGGCGGCCCCGGCGGCGGCGGCAACGGCTGCATCAACTGGCGGTAGCTGGGCGGCGGCTGGTTCGGCGGCGCTCACTGCGATCATGTCGCTGGCTACGTCAATTTTCGGCGGCGGTCGCTTTAATGGTGGTAGCGTCATTGGTGGCAATATGTACCGCGTAGGGGAACACAACAGGCCGGAGCTATTCCAGACGTCTAACGGCAACCAATATATGATCCCAGGCGAGAACGGCAGGGTTATTCCTGGTCGTGATATTGGTGGCGGTGGCGGTTTTAGTATGCCTGTCAGTATCAGTATTCAAACCACAAACGGATTTAGCGAAGAAGACAGCCGCAGACTTGAATCAACAATGGAACGTGTAGCAATGAAGATGATAACAAGGGAATCGCAAAGACCTGGCGGGATGTTGCAACCGCGCCGCAAATAACACTAAGGCCGCTTATAGCGGCCTTTATTTTACATGGTGAGAATATAAATCAAACAGCACAGGAATACAGGTGCGGCGAAGTCGCAAACGCTAGCCATATTCCATGCTTTAGGTAATAATCCGCCATACCACGGCATTCTTTCCCGTTTTCCACCGCAAAATTCCGCTATGTAACGATATTCAGCCTGCGTGTGTTCCCGTGCAAAAAAGAATGTACATCCAATCAGGCCGCCAGTGAGATAATCACCAGTAAGCAGGCCGATAACAACCTGCATAGCCGCCGCAGCCAGTGCGTGACCAATGACGGTTAAATCCATTGTTAATCCTCCTGATCGTTCTCAAATGTGCCATCTATAAATTTTTGAAGCCCGGCGATAAGTTGCGTCGCCTGCGATTTGTCAATTACGAGGGTGTCAGTCCCCATGAGTTCGGTTATCCATAGCCGACCATCCTCATCAAGATCTAACCTAACTCCGTAACATAACTCTGTTTCGTCAATAATCATTTTTCCTCCTATAATCTTCCGTTACGTGCTACGTAACCACTGCCGAACATCACCAACCAAATATTCCAGATCTCCCGCCAGGTGAATTTATCGTCCTCCATGTCCCACCTCACTTATGCACCCCTTTGACTCCACAGTGCCTGTTATATTCCAGATGATCGATAATTAACCAGACTTTTAGGTCTTCGCTAAACAGCCTCCAGTCAGGGGTGATGTCGAATTTAAAGCCATAACCATCACGTAACTTTTTGGGGCGCGCCTCTTTCTTCAAAAATGCTTTAAGCAGTTCCCTCCCTTTCTTGATAATCCTGTCTTGTGCGTTTTTCTGTACTTTCAGGTTTTTATCAATCGCTACCAGTTTCATAACTCACCCCATCATCCTTAGTTGAGTGCCTTCAGGAAGAAATCACGGTATTCATCTTCTTTTGCATTCATCATGAATTGACCGTATTTGAATGCGTCGTCGAAGCCCTTAACGATTGCTATTTCCACTTGTTCGAATGCGTTGTTCAGCATTACCACTACATAGCGTTTCATTTTTGGCCTCCTTCGTTGGTACTGCTTTTCTTCTTGCTTTCTATATACATCTTGTTGCGTACTATGTGAAGCCATTTTGTAAACTAGCTATAATCATTGTGATTAAGATCTCATTTTTCGCGTAGAGGCGCGTAAAGATATATACAAAATGTAACTTATGGGGGTTTTATGCCGGAAGTGTTCAGATGGACGCCGCAACGAAGCTACAGCGTGACCAGGGAGCCGGACGTATCAGTTGTTAAGCTGGGCGATGGTTATGAGCAAAGACAGGTTAAAGGTATCAACCCGTTACTTGATAGCTACACCCTGGTGTTTAAGGGCAGTAGCGCCGGATGTGGTGATGGTGAAAACGTAGCAATCCAGGCGGAAGCATTCTTGAGGGCGCGCGGCGCGGTCGAGGCTTTTTACTGGTCGCCGTCGATGGATAACGTGCAAAGGCTTTTTGTTTGCCGTAGCTGGAGCATGACTAAAGACGGTCCGCTATACACGCTAAATGCAACATTTGAGCAAGTTATTAATTAGGGGGGGATATGCCTTATTTTTGTGTAGTGGAGCGCACTGGCGCTTTTACATTGTTCGCCGACTATGAAATTAATGATCTTACTGTCCGGGCTGATAACGGTGAGACGTGGTATCTTCATGATATGGGTGATGGATATATCGGCTGTACGACTTGGGATGGCAAAGAAGTAGCATTTCTATCCTACGATTAAAAAACACCCCGCCACGGCGGGGTTTATAGTGTCGATAGCAGAATGCATAACAATCCAATAATGATAATGATCATTTCCAGAACGTAATGTTCGCACATCTCATAACGCCCCCTTCAAATATGTCAATCCCTTATCAGTGACGAATGAATGATTAACCTTGTTTTCATCCGTCATGATGATGAATAACTTTTCCTGCAAGTATTTTGCTTTCGGGTACAGCGTTAAGCAGACCTGGTATAAAATCCCGCGCTCAATCAGCAAATCAATAAATTCGTGTTCATGATAACCGACGAGGCGGGCGGCCTGTTTCAACGTGTACACATAATCACCGTGATTGCGCCGCCCCATGTTGTCGCCTTATTTATCGAACGCAGACAAATTGTCGATACAGAAATCTTTTGCCGCTTTTTCGTATTCGCGTTTTGCTTGCGGATCGTCTGCCGGGAAACCTTTTGCGTGTATTTCACCAGGGCAAGACTGATCCATAGAATCAGCAAATTCAACATTGACGTTAAAGTTAATATCTTTCGGATTCATGTTTTCCACCTCATCAATTATCTGCACCGGATTAGCGGCATATTTCACTGGATGGCCTAAACTACATTCAAGAATCCTGCCTTCTTCCAGGGCTGCCTCTTCGCTATCAAATAATCCGAAACACTCCTTGCAACCACTTAACCACACATCAAGACTATATTTTTGCATTTCGTTAACCTCTCATTTGACAGGTTCGATTCTGTACCCCAAAACGCGTTCGTCTTCAGCGAGTAATAGCGCGTCAGTCAGTGCCTCGCCTTCGTCTTTATACAGAGCTACAGTCATTTCCCTGCCACCTGACAGGAATACCTTCAACCTCCACACCTTATCAGCCATCTCACACCTCCGCGCCATTTTGTTAACTGTGCTTCCGTTTGAGTAAAATATACATATTGTATAAACCGCGATCAATCCATTTTGGTATGATTTAGCGTGACGCAGATCACAAAATCAGAAGGTGAGAAAATGCGCAATATACCTACAGAGATGATTATTGATTCCGTGGACGCTGGTGTGGGCGCGGTGATTGACTTGTTCGAACTGGACTTGTCGCCCCTGGGTGGCGAGGTTATCCGCTTCCATTCCGGCGCGAATGGCTATTACGGCCCGGTTATCTGGAAGGGATTAACTTACAACAGCTACCCGATCGAGGCTACTGGCTTCGAAATGAAAAACGAGGGCGTTTATTCGCGGCCTCAAATGGTTGTAGCTAATATCGGCGGGCTAATCACAGGGATGAATAACGACTTCAACGACCTGCGAGGAATGAAGGTTACGCGCCGCCAGGTGGAAGTAAAATACCTGGACGCCGTTAACTTCCCAAACGGCAATCCAGACGCAGATCCATCTATTGAGGCTGTATCTTTTTACGTCGTGGAGGCCATGAGCGAGGAAACAGCGGATCAGGTGCAATATGAGCTGTCAACGCCAATTGATGCTGATAAGGCCGTTATCCCTGGGCGCACCATCCTTGCTGACGTTTGCCAGTGGCAATACAGAGGCGACGGGTGTATGTACGCTGGCGGACCAGTAGCAAACGATAAAGACGAGCCGACAAGCGATCCTAAAGCCGACAGATGCAGCCACCGTCTAAGCGGTTGTCGTTTGCGTTTCCCGCGTCCAAATCCGTTACCGATTTCCTGTTTCCCTGGTTCCAGCAAGGTAGGTTAATCATGGTAATGGAAGACAAAATGTTGCGTTATGCCGCCGCGCATCCGTTTGAAGAAGTTTGCGGACTGGTAATAGATAACGAATATTTTTACCCGTGCACTAACGTGTCTGAAACGCCCTACAACAGCTTCAAAATTTCGCCGGACGATTACATCAAAGCGGACGAATTGGGCGTTATAACCGCCGTTTTCCACTCCCACGTTGGTGATATTCCTGTATTGTCAGCGCGGGATCGACAGCAACAGGTTATTTCCGGGCTACCCTGGTTTTTATATTCCGGCGGCAAGATCAGGAAATTCCGTCCGGTTGCGCACCTGCTAGGCCGTAAATTCGTACACGGAACGACAGACTGTTACGCGCTTTTCCGCGACGCATATCACCTTTGTGGCGTGGATCTGCCTGACTTTGAGCGCCACGATGGGTGGTGGCTGCGTGGTGAAAACCTGTACATAAAAAACCTGCCACTAAACGGGTTTTTCATGGTTGATGCGCAAAGCATTCAGCCTGGTGACGTGATTATTCGCCAGCCGTTCAAGGGCGCTGCCCCATGCCACGCGATGATTTACCTGGGCGATAACACTGTTTTGCATCATGACAATGCCGGACTGCTAAGCCGCCGCGAGCAAATGCGGCCCGCGTATGTTCGACAAACGCATTCAATATGGAGATCTGACAAATGCTCAAATTTAGATTTACGGGCAATCTTCGAAGATATTACGGCAAAGTGTGTTTAAACGTTGATACGCCAGCGCAAGGACTTAGCCTATTGACCGCGCAGGATCAGGAGTTCAAGAAGGCTTTTTTAAATACACCTTTGCGCTTACGAATTGCCGGAAAAGATTATGACGAAAAGAACGCGCCCGCAGCAGTTAACAGTAAATACCCTGACGGAACAACCATCATTATTGCCCCAGTAGTTGAAGGTGGTATTGCGGGGATTGGTGTTGTGGGTTGGATCTTGATTGGTGTTTCAGTGGTTAGCGTTGCGTTTTCAATCTTTATGTCTCGCAACATGAAGGTAAAAACATCATCAGAAAGCGCGCAGGATAACACCATAACTAATAACACTTACACCAGCATAGAAAACAGGGTAGGACAGGGTAGACCAGTGCCGATTCTACTTGGCGAAATGAAAGTAGGTTCAAACGTCGGATCGTTAGGCATAGACACAACAAACAATAAAGACGCCTTAGACGTTGTAAGTTAATAGGAGGATTAACCATGAGTAGCGGCGGCGGTAAAGCAAAAACACCGACTTTAATTAATGATAATCTATACCATAAACAATTTTATCGTGTACTGGATATTATTTCGGAAGGTCCTATTTATGGACCTGTAAATACAAAAGCACCATTAAATAGCGTGATGCTTAATGACACGCCTGTAACTGACGCGAACGGCAATACAAGTGTCCCTGGTGTTAGCGTGGCGTGGCGTAACGGCACGTTAGATCAATCACCTATTAACGGTTTTAACGCCATTGAATCAACCGTTATTGTTAACGCTCAGGTGAAACACGATACCCCAATAATCAGGACTGTATCAGATCCTAACGTTACGCGCGTTCGCCTGAATATCGGCGTCGATTCACTTGTACAATCTGACGAGCAAAGCAATCAACATAACACATCGGTTATGATGATGATTGATGTCAAGCCTTCATCTTCTTCTACGTGGACGCTTGTTAAAGACGTAACTATAGGCCCGGGTAAGATCAGCGGAGAATATCTTGAAGCGCATATTATCAATGCACCAGATGAAAAGCCGTTTGATATTCGCGTTCGCCGTGTAACGGCCGATAGCACAAGCGATCTATTGCAGAATGATACGAGATGGAGTAGTTACAGCGAAATAATCGACGATAATTTGTCATATCCCCACACAGCTGTAGCTGGCGCGGTTATTGATCATGATCAGTACACTGACACGCCTACCCGCACTTATCACCTGCGCGGGCTGATTGTTGACGTTCCTGATAACTATAACCCGGAAACGCGCACTTATTCCGGTTTGTGGCTTGGCGGCTTCAAGAAGGCGTACACCAATAACCCCGCGTGGATCTTCCGTTACCTGGTTAAAAACGAGCGTTTCGGTCTTGCCCGCCATGCTGGCTATATTGACGTTGACGACGGCGCATTATATACGCTCTCCCGATACTGCGACCAGTTGGTTGATGATGGTTACGGTGGCCTTGAGCCTCGCATGACGCTTAATGCTTACATTACAGAGCAAATGAGCGCCCGCGATTTACTGGACAATATCGCCGGGATGTTCCGAGGCATCGCGTTATGGGACGGACAACGCCTTACCGTGATGATTGATGCGCCACAAGACCCGATCGCCACCATCACAAACGCAAACGTCGTTGATGGTGCGTTCACTCGTTCAAGTATCGCCCGAGCAGAATGCTACAACGCCGTGATTGTATCATGGACTGACCCGGAAAACGGCTGGGAGCAATCAAAAGAGTATGTGGCAGATGATGAGCTAATCGCCCGTGATGGTTATAACGAAACTACGTTGGAGGCGTTCGGGTGCACTTCACGCGGGCAAGCGCACCGCGCGGGTAAATGGCTGATAGAAACAGCAAAACGCGAGCCGTCAAAATTCACGTTTAAAATGGCCCGTGATGCGATTCACTTTACGCCAGGGGATATAATCGAGATCCTCGACAATAACCGCGCAGGCGCGCGTTTAGGCGGTCGTATCGTGGCGAACAATGGGAAAGTGATAACGGTCGATAAGGTCGATTCAGAATACATTGCAGCAGGCGACACCATCAGTTTACTTGATGGCGATGGCAAATTTAAAAAACATCAGATCACTGGTGTTAACGGGAACAAAATCACACTGGCAGCAGCCCCGGCATGGATTCGGAACGGTACTGTTTTTGCTGTATCAACCGAATCTGCAAAACCCGTTTTATGTCGAATCATCAGCGTAGCAGAAACTGAAAACAACAGCGTGTACACCATCGAAGCCGCGCAACATGACCCGAAAAAACAAGCAGTAGTCGATGAAGGAGCGATATTTGAAATCAACAACGACACGCTTAATCACTTCCGCGTGCCGAACATTGAAAATCTGAAGGTTGTAAACATTGGATCTGAAACGGTTCAATGCCGCGCAACATGGGAGACACAGACAACAACACATCGCATGACATTTGAGATCCGCATATATAACGCCGATGGTGCGGTGGTTAGAAGCTACGAAACAACGAAATACAGTTATGATTTTTATGGCATCGACTCTGGCGCGTATTCGTTAGGCGTTCGCGGAAGAAATGACACTGGCATGAAGGGTGCAGAAAGCATAGTAGATCTTGTTATCGGTGCGCCAGCCTCGCCAATAGGCGTTAACTGGGTTCCAGGTGTATTTCAGGCTACAGTGTACCCGATAAGCAAGACGACGCTAACAACTGATACAGCGTATGAATTCTACTATGCAGGTGAAAACCAGATTACGGATCCTGCAAAAATAACCACGTCTGCGCAGTTTACCGGGCGCGGGTATCAGTGGACGTTTGGCGGCATGAATACAGGCCACACTTATTACGTTTATGTGCGCACGCGTAACGCTTTTGGCGTGTCTGACTTTGTGGAAGCATCAGGTAAGCCGACAGAAAATTTTGATGAAATTAGCGATTACGTCACCAAAGACGTGATGAATTCAGAACAATTTAAGGGAATGGTAAGTGATATTAAGGATCTTGGTGATCGCGCTGATATTATAGAAAGCGCAACCGCCGACCTTAAAACAGCTACAGACGGCCTTAAAGCTGATACAGATACACTTAAAAAAGACACCGAAGACCTCTATAAAAAAGTCGAAGAAAACGCAGATGGAATAGGCAAACATGAGGTAAGAATAGACTCATTAGAGGTATCAAACGAAAACGTTAACAATGAACTGGCACAGACAAAAGCAAGTCTACAAAACGCTTCTCTAGCCCTGATCAACAACTCACTTGCTCAAACTAACACGCGCGTTACTCTTACCGCTCAATATAAGAAAGGGCGCAACGAAACGAAAGCGCAGATTGACCGCATAGACAACGTTATCGCAGAGGAGAAAAAAGCGACAGCGGAATCACTGGAAACCATTACAGCAGAAATGAACGCAATGGACTCCAGCATCAAAGGGGAAATCGCCCGCGTTGACAAAGCAATCGCAACCGAAACGCAGGCAAGAAGCGACGCAATAACAGAGGTTAAAGCTGATTTAACCACGCTTGAAAATAGCACAAACGCCAGTGTTAGACGCCTTGATCAAGCTATCGCTGACGAATCAAGCGCGCGCGCCCAGGCAATATCAGGCATCAGTGCGGAGCTTGGTCTTGTTAAAAGTGATGTTGATAAAAACAGCGACAAGATAGAGCAGGCGAAAGCAAGTCTGCAAAACGCCTCGATTGCACTTATCAACAACTCAATAGCGCAAAGCAAGATGGGCACTGTTATTGAGGCGAAATACAGGAAAGGACAGACAAAAACAAAAGCGGAAATAGCAAGGATCGACACAGCAATAGCAGACGAAACACAGGCCCGCGCGGAGGCTATAGCATCACTTGAAGCCAATATTAATGAAAACATTTCAGCAAAAATAACAGATATATCAACGGCGCTAGCTACTCACGAGGCATCAAGTGCTGAAAAATTTGTCAAAATATCGGCATCTTTCGACGATGTAAACTCAAGCATCACGGAATGGTCGCAGGCCATGTCAACGGCAGATGAGGCGTTATCGACAAAAATTGATCAACTGAAAGTGACCGTTAACGGAAACACAACAGCGATCGAGACAACATCGAAAGCGTTAACCGATTTTAAAGGTAACGTTGATGCGTCATATTCAATCAAGATTGCCACTGATAACAACGGTATGAAATACGCAACAGGAATGTCACTTGGCCTAACTGGCAGCGGTACTGATGTTCAATCGCAGTGCATTTTCCTTGTTGACCGATTCGTGTTAATGACTGCCGCAAACGGCACATATCAGACACCTTTCTATGTCACTAACGGCGCAATGTATGTGCGCGAAGCGTTTATTAAAGACGGTTCAATCGACAATGCAAAAATAGGCAATGTCATAACGTCATACAATTGGAACGGTAGCGATCAAGGTTGGGCAATAGTTAAAGATGGCTGGGCTACATTTAACAACGTTACAGTACGCGGCACGGTATACGCTAATTCTGGTGTGTTTAACGGTGCTGTTTACGCGACTGACGGTAAATTCAGAGGCACTGTAGAAGCTACATCCTTTGTTGGTGACGTTGCGAGTATGTCAGTAATTCCAGAGGCAACATTCCCTGCGCAATCAGGGTCAGGTAGCAGGAGTGTAACCAAAAATTATTGGGATTCATCATCATCCGCTTTATCGAAAACGGTTTATGTAATGATACCTTATAACCTTGCTTACTATATATATAACCAGTCTGGACGCATTAACGTAACCATAAACATTAACGGAAATTCAAAGACTATAGACATAGAAAGGGCGGCATCAACGCCCCACAAGTCAGACGTTGCCGTTCATTGTGTTTCAGGTATTACATCTCAGCATGTTTCCGTAACTGTTACAGAAAACTACACAAATACATCATCAGCGGCAATAAGGAGACCAGGCCTAGTCCTTGTCACAAGAAGCTCAGGATCGTGGTCATAAAAATAACCCCGCTTTGCGCGGGGTTTTCTTTTAGTAGTTAGCTACACAATTCGACGGGCTACCGATGCGGCGCATATTGTGATCTAGTTCATGACACCATTGACCAGTATATGGAAGTTTTTCAGTGTCATAGACAAGATGACCATTAGCATCATAGACAATTTCTTGAGGAATTACTCCGCTATTTGGCAGGTTGTGCAATGCAGCATCTTTGTCAACAGCACAACCAGTAAGAGCAACAGCCGCAGCGAATAATACCACTTTGAGCATGTTTTTCATTTTTGAATCCCCATTCTCGTTAGCTCGCCAGGTTCATCCGGTGGCTTAAATATCCGACAAAACAACATTTCGTATATTGATATAAATCAATAAATACATTTTGTATAAGCCAGAAATGTAACACAGATCACAAAATGGTAAAATTACCAGGTTAATTAACATAATGGAGTCATTGCGATGATTTACACAACAGGCACGATAGCCGTTAGCGGAAAAACAGTTACCGGAACGGGGACTGAATTCAATGCCGCATTATCTCTGATCAGGGTCGGTTGCACCCTTATTGCCATTAGCAATCCGGTGCAGATTTTCTCAATCACAGAGGTAAAAAGCGCAACAAGTTTATCAGTAACACCTGCGGCAAGTCCGAATATTCCTGCTGGAACTAAATTTAGTATCCTGCTTTCAGATTCGATCTCTGTGGATGGTCTTGCTCAGGATGTTGCAGAAACACTGCGTTACTATCAGGGCAAGGAATCAGAAATAGCTGACGCCGTCGAATTTTTCAGCGACAACAAAGATGTGATTTCAGCCTCAAAATTAGCGTCACAATCAGCTACCACTGCAACCAACGCTGCAACAACAGCGACAAGCGCCGCCGATTCAGCTAAGACATACAGAGACGAGGCCCACGAATACGCTAATCAGACAGCGCAGCCTTACGCGTATGTTTTGCAGCCGCTGCCGGACGTATGGATACCGTTTAACGACTCTCTCGACATGATTACCGGGTTTTCCCCTTCCTATAAAAAGATTGTTATTGGTGAAGAAGAAACAACAGTACCAGGTGACAAGATCGTTAAATTTAAACGCGCGTCAAAAGCAACTTATATAAACAAATCCGGTGTGTTTAAGGAAGCAGCCATTGACGAACCACGTTTTGAACGAGAAGGGCTGCTGATTGAAGGGACCAGAACTAACCACATTATAAACGGTAACACTCCATCAAGCTGGGGGAGATCGCCGTCAGTTACGACAACTGCAAACACGGATGCCTTCGGCTTCCTGTACGGTAAGTTCGTGATCGGGGACGATGATGTGGGAAAAACTACGGCGTTAAACATGGCTTCCGTAATTGCGGCTAACAGTCTTGATACGTCTGGTGACGAGAAATATGTAACGGCATCATGCCGATTCCGATCCGACAAGGATGTACGTCTGCGCGTGCGTTTTGCAGAGGGTGCGGATCAGGATAGCATGACTTTCTCCGGCGACGCATACATTAAACTTAGCGACTTGTCAGTGTCTAAAACTGGTGGCGCTGCGGAACGTATCACGGTAGAAGTTGAGAGGGACGAGGTCACCGGATGGAATCGCGCGGTGGTGATGCTGCAATCCACCACGGCATTGGTTAACGCACAGTTTCAGATCTCGCCAGTGAGTAGTTATGCTGCCGGGGATTATATCGAACTAACCACACCGCAAGTTGAGCTAGGTATCGGGGCGTCCTCGTATATCATATCCAACACATCACCGACAACCAGGGCAAGTGATATAGCCACGGCTCCGATAAAGAACAACATTTATAATGCACCATTTACTATTCTTTGTGAGGTGCATAAAAATTGGAACAAAACGCCGAGTTCAGCGCCGCGTGTTTTTGACACAGGAGGTCATCAGACTGGCGCGGCTATAATTCTTGCTTTTGGGTCGTCGGCAGAATACGACGGATTTCCTTATTGCGATATTGGCGGGGCAAACAGGCGCGTTAACGAAAACGCATCACTGCAAAAAATGATTATCGGCATGAGGGTTAAAAGCACCTATGATACATGTTGTGTCAGTAACGGACGCATATCAAGCGAAACAAAAACAACATGGAGATATATATATAACGCAGCAATATTCCGTTTCGGCGGTCAAACAACATCAGGGGAGCGACATCTTTTTGGACATATTAGAAATTTCAGGGTATGGCACAAAGCATTAACCGATGCGCAATTGAGCGAGATTGTTTAAGGTGGTGAATATGAAAGATGTTAGCTTGCAATTTACTGATAAACAGCAATACAACGACATTGTGATTAATAGCGGATGGCTGGACGCCAACTGGTCAACCGTATTTGTTGATGAAATTGGTTTTGTTCCTGTATTCGATGATCCAGAAAGTGAGACACCTGTACTGATTGAGAAAAAAGGCTATTACGTCAACATGCGCATAACTGGTGACGATGTTGATTTGTCGCCGCTGGAAAAATTCATCGTTCCAGATCCAGGCGTCCGCGCGTGGGCTTGA